TGTTTCGTTTACAAATATTTGGTCCTCCAATGTTTGTCTATTAACTTCCATATGTGAATGGATGTTATTTACAATTATATCGTAGGCTTTAGGGTGTATTGATTTTGAGAAAGAAAACTTAGTGTTTGTAATTTGTACTCCATTCTCCTTTAGTAGTACATAGTAGTGGTTAGGTTCATTGATAAGGAAGTACTTATCAGTAAGAGGTGTCATTTTTAATGACGTCTTAGGATGATCTAATAACTTATTTACAATATCAATAAATTGTTGCTCTTGTGCTGTAGGTGTGTACTTGAAAAATCTTTGGAACATAACTTTTATTTTTTAATTAATACTTGTTTAATTCTATCAAATAATTTATCTAAATCTTCTGTTGAGTCTATTGACCACTTCTCTGTTTTTAGTACGTAGAAGCAACCATCGTCTCTATCTATTCCTAAAGATGATTCACATTCAATTGTTAAAAATTCAGCTTCATCTGAATGTGATATACAATTCCCTCCTTGAGAGAACTCAAATGTTGCTCTTTCTAATAATACCCCTTGTTCTTCCATAACCATTTATTTTAATTTATACTTAAATATACGAAAAAGACTCACATATGCAAGCCTTTTGTTGATTTATTTTACAATAATTTTATATCCAGTATCTATACGTTCAAAATCCTTAACTGTACAATCTTTAAATCCAAAACTAGTTAAAGGCATGCCTGTTGATATGTAAGGACCTCCTGAGGGATCTACCATACTAATTTTATTAGTTATTGAGTCTACCATCCTAACGTACTTATCTCCTAAAATATATTCTCTTTTTACATCATCATATTTATGAACTTCACTTTTAAATTCTTCAAGTTCAATATCTCCTCCATCTCTTAGATATTCGGCATAAGCTCTTGCATAGTCGTTTGGCATGCCAAATCGACACCATTTAAAATCACCTTCCCATAGTATATTTCCTTCAGCATCTTGAGTAAAGGTATACTCATCTTTGTATCTGTTTATGTATTTTTTCATAATCCTTTTTCTTTTTTATACATTTCTAATAACTCTTTTGTTAAATAGGTTTCATCATACTTACTTTTAGCGTGAAGCATTTCTCCATCAACATTTCTGTTTTTATCACGATACTTTGTGCACCACTCTGCAAATTCAATAGCAAAATCATCTGCTATACGTTCAATCCTAATAGAATCATCCATTGCCTGTTCACAACCTTCTGGAGTTCCATCATTGGTTCTGTTAGCGTAGATTCTATATCTTAGAGTTTTAAATAAGTTATTTATCTCTTTAGCACCCCTCATGACCTATTGCTTTCTATAAAGTGTCTTTAATTCAATATCTGATTTTGGTATACGAGACTTTAAGTAAGTTATAATTTCACGAGCTCTACCAACTGGGTCTGTTTCATTCTTTAGTATAAAAACATACTCTCTTCTTATTTCACCTTTCTTTTCTTGTAGCTTAACAGCTTCAAGATATCCAATTTCAACTCCTTTATGGTAAAGAATGTTATCATTGATTGTATAATCAACGTTACTGATTTCACTTGTTGATTTGCAAGATGCAAATATCAATACTAATAATATAACTAACTTTTTCATAATCCTTTTTCTTTTTTATAAATTTCTAATAACTGTTTGTTTGTATATGTACTTGTAAATTCATTACTTTCTGGAATAAGCCATAAGGTTATTCCTGTAGCTTGAAAGCAATTTTCATCTTTCCAATCTGCAAATCCTATAGCAAAGTCATCTGCTACATATTCAAGATTTTTTGCAATATCATCTACAACCTCATCCATTATTGGAAGGTCCATTATTTCAACTTCTAACTTTTGTTTTAGTGTCATAACTTTTATTTTATACTTAAATATATGAAAAAAAGCTTACCTAAGCAAGCTTTCTGTCAATTAATTTTAAAAAATCTACTGGTGTATAATCAACTGCCTCACAACAAACATTTATGTATCTTGGATCATCTAAAGTGTTTTCGTGAACATGCCCATGGATGTTATACTTGAATCTGAATTCTAGTTCTGAGGGATGTATTGGACAGTGAGTTAGGATTGTACCTTTGTAGTTTATCATTCCTGCTACACTGATTACATGTTTAAGAAGTTCAGGTACGTCCTGTCTTCTATCATGGTTTCCTAGAACTACGTGCTTATCTCCTTTCAAAAGATCTAGTAATTCATATCCAGCTTTCTTTTCCATTGTGATGTCTCCTAGAATGTACACCAAATCCCTCTTACTAATAATAGAGTTCCATTTTTGTATAATATGTTGGTTCATTTCTTCAGCAGAGGAGAATCCTCGCTTAAGAGCTATGCTGGTATGGTTGAAGTGTAAATCACTTATAAAAAATGTGCTCATAACCTTTGCTTTTAAATTATAGGTAAATATACGGAATTTATTTTACTAATCCCACCATCCCTCAATATTTTCTTCGATTATTCTAAAAAGAAGTTTATGTGCTCTTTGATGATTCAAATGTGCAATGTTCATTGCAATTGATTGTTTATCATCCTCTCTACCTTCAAGACTAAACATACCTTCACCTCTCATTACTTTTTTATAAACTAATGGATATTTTTTGAAGTAGTCATCATACTTTTCCCATACTGTTGCTGATTCCCAAGTTGAGTAACCAGGTCTATCCTTAACATCTTCAAACCAATGTGTAGTTTCTACATAATCTAAATATTCGGTTGCATATGCATCGTCTTGTATGTTTTGAAGCAATTTAGTACATATTAGCATTCTACGAGCATCCCTTTGAGCTGTTGTATGTCTCTTCTTACCCCCAATGTAACCAGCCTGAGAATTTAATTTATGTTTCAGTACTTCGTAGATAAATGTATGATCGTAGTTTCTATCTTTCCAAATAACTGGAAGCCAGTAGATGATATTCTTAATACCTTGTCTAATGTTTCTTGGAATATGTTTACCTTCAAATCTCCACCAAAGTTTAATTTTTTCAATAATGTTTATTCTTCTTTCTCTTTTCTTAATTGTTATCATAACTTTAGTTGTTTAAAATTTTTGTTATTATTTCTTGAGGTGTTTCTTTTACTTCTTCTATTATTGTCTCGGATAGTCTTACTTTAGTAAAAGTCTTTCTTGATTCTATACTAATAATTTTTGCACTGTTTACATATATGGTTTGAAATATTTGAGGCTCAGTCTTTGGACTTCCAGGTATTCTGAAAGGATTAGCTAGTGTTAATTCAATAAATGGTTTCACATATCACCTCCCTTTCTAATTAAATAATTCCACAGCCAAATTGCTTTTGGTCTTATAACTTCGTAGCCTAGCCACACTAATACTATTTTTAACATAATGCTTTTTGTTTGTACTTAAATATATAAAATTTGTTTGAACATTCCTACTATTTTATAATCTTTTTTGTATATGTTTTTCCATCTCCCAATGTTAAAGTTAGTATGTAAACTCCACTACTGCAGTTTAGATCTTCCGAAAATGTATTTATGTTTTGAGTTAACTTCTTACTGATTACAGTCTTTCCTACAATGTCGTGCAAAGCTACTTGTGTAATAGATTGCGAGGTTTCTATATGTAGTGCGTTATTATTTACAACTACCGAAAGTACTAATCCCTGAGCATCCACTATATTATCATTCCCGTCAACCATTAGTGGTTTGTATCTTATTTCAAATCTATCGGCTTCTGTTTTTTTGTCAGTTATAAAAGTATACGGACTGTCTGTTAGTTTATGATACTTATTTAATATTTTGTCAAATAGATAAATGTTTTGTTGTAGATCAAAGATACCTTCTGCAACACCTAACTCTATTGTTAATGTTTCGCTATTGGCTGTACTTTTTTCGTAAGACAGTGTTACTATGTCTTCATAATTAAACTCTCCTTTACCCTGTATTATTAACTTTTCATTTTCTACCAAAGTATTTAACTTAACTACCCAACTTGTAATATTTCTAGAATCATAACCATCATCCAATCCATCTGTGGCATTTGGTAAATATCCTACTAAAGCTTCATTGTATTGATTCTGGGCATTGCTTATTCTTAGCCAGTACCTGTCTTTAGCATCCTCAGGTGATCTCATTCTAAAAAATTGACCATTGGTATTTACTCCACCCACTACTGACTTAACTCTATGTGCATTCTTAAATGTAACATCTTTAACTGTTGCCACTGAACCAGTACCCTTAGCTCTAACCATAAATCCTTGTTCCGAAGCTATGTAGCCATTTGGTGTATCTGAACCTAAGGTTGCTTGTGTTCCTGTTCCACCTGGTCCTACTCCTCCAGTTAAATTGAATGTGGCATAGTCAGTTGAGATTGCATTTCCATTGTACTCACCAGCACCTGTGTAGTAAGTTCTCGATGTCCACAGATAAGCCGTCCCCATTATCTTATCACTATTATCTGTGTAAAACTTTTCAAAACTAATTGCTCCTGGATATGGATTTCCTAATAGTGCAAAGTTTCTAAAGTCATCTGCAGCATCAAAGTATTTAACTGATGCTGTGTAATCACCATTTGTTGATACTCCACTCATTATGAATGTTATTGCTCCTCCTCCAGTATTGTATGGTGCTATGTCTTTAACTCTTGCAATATAACCTGAACCGTTAGTTATTTGATTTTCAGTGCTAATACTTCTCCAACCTAAATAACTTCTACCTGTTCGTAATCCCATCTCTTTTTAGCTGATGTAGTTTTAGTTATGTTAATGTTAGGTGTGACTGTGGCAACTCCATCTTGGTCTAGTGGATGATTAACTTGGATTAAACTTCCTTTTGTCGATACGTTTATAGTTCCATTATTAACTATTGAGTTAACAACATTTACGTACTTATCATCTGTTATTGTAAGTGTTTTACCGTTACCAACAGTTAATTCGCAAGCATCTATACTTCCATTAGTAGCTGTATTGTAATCAGCGTTTAGTCTTACTCTTTCGTTTGTTGTTGGAATTGTTCCTCTTGACCATGTTGTTCCATTCCAATTGTTAGCAGTTTGGCATACAAAGGTTGCTGTAGCTGCACCACAACTTCCAACAAACCTATCGAAGCATGTTACATTAGGACTGCTTGTTGGTATATTAGAACTTGATTCTGTATACACTCCAGTCATCTCAGGCTTTGAGATAGCAACACCACTTCCATTGGCAACAATATCTCCGTTACCACCAGTTCCAGTTGGACTTGCTAAACCTTCAAATTTTATGTTAGCAGCAGTAACTGTATTGTTATGTATGTTCACATTTGTACTAGCGTATAGTGTTTTAAAAGTATTATTTCTAAGTGTTGTGTTTGCTACTCCTGCATGAAAGTAAATATCCTCTCCACTTATCGCTGTATTAGTTTCGAATGAACATGTGTTAATATTTGCAACAAAAGTCCCAGCACTATTTCTTATAAAGATTGCACCACCATCTTTTGCTGCAGTATTGTTTTTGAATGTGCAATCTGAGATGGTCAGGTTTAAATCTTTATTTGAATTAACATAAATCGCTGCTCCACCTCCACTACTGTTGGTATCTGATTGAGCATTTCCTGTAAAACAGCTTTTAGTAATACTAACAGTTCCACCACCATAAGCTGATGCACCAGGTGAGCCATCTCCATAGATTGCAATCGCTCCTCCATTTTTAGCATTGTTGTCGTAGAAGCTACATGAGTCTATTGTTACGTTAGCACCACCTTTATAGGATACTCCATCATAGAATCCTGTTATGTAAATCGCTCCACCATATAATGATGAAATGATATTGTTATTGAAACTACTATTACTAATGTTGACAGTAGCACCACATATTTTTAAAGAACCACCATAAGAAGCTGTACCATCTCTATTACAGGGGAAACTAGCATTTTTAATTGTAACTGATGTAGTAGTACCAGCGATGTATAACGCTCCTTGTCCACCTGAACCAATGGTTGTGTAAAGTAAAACACCATCAAATACTATTCCTGTACCTGAGGTTACTGATACTGAAATACCATCACTTGCGAGATTATAATTTAAAATTGATAGTTTACTTAATTTTGTATCATTAGCTGTTATTACCGCAAACCTATTTGTTCCACTAATTCTTTTAAATACAGTTTCAACTGTACCATTACCAACAATTGAAATATTAGCTTTATTGAATGTTAAAGCAACTTCATTATAAGTTCCACTATCAACATAAATCACATCACCAGAAGCGGCTAACGCATATACTGAAGCTAATGTTGCTTTAGGTAAGCTAGCTGAAAGTCCACTATTGAGGTTATTGCCTACTGCTGAACAGATACTTCCTGTTTCTAAAGGTGATGTACTATCATTTACATACCAAGTTGCTGAATGTCCTATTATGTTTGAAAACAGGATTAGGATATTGAATTAGTTTTTTATATAAATATAGATAAGATTGTATCTTGTGGGTACTTATCTGTAGATTATAATTTACTTAAATCGTCCTTTAATCTTCTAAGAAAAGATTCCTCACCATCATCACCGGATAGTAACCAATCAAATCTCTGAATGTATATTTGGGCTTGTTTAATAACTTCAAGACCTTTCTTAAACTCCTCAACAACCTCTTCAGGATATTCTGTATGGAATTTATCTTCAGGGTACTTTTCATACCAATTAGAGTCTCTCCAAGTTTCCTCTTTCAATTCCTCTTTGGTTTTCTCTCTACCATTATCCTCAATAAGTTTTTCAATATCTTCTGCTATATCAGTAAACCTGTACTGAATATAGTCCCAATGTCCTCCGCTCATATTATACTTTATTTAATTTTATTTCCAAACTTTAATCATCATTCCAATAAAAAAAGAAAGGACAATTAATAATATAACCACAAAATATACAGCAAATCCAATTGGGGGAATCAGACATACCCGGTAGAATGTTTTTTTATCCAACCAACTATCCTTTAGAGTGTCCGTTAGTTCATCAGTTACAAAGGTGTTTAACATGAATACTAGTAATGATATAAGTGACCAAGCGATAATAATTAATGATGTTTCCATAGTTTTTTAGTAGTTTAAAAATTCAATATAATCGTTCTCAATATAAATTCTAAGTGTTTCTGGATAGATATGCAATTGTACAATCTTTCCTGTATTTTCTTTAATGCACTCTACTAGTTGATAGGAATTTCCCTTTTCGTCTTTTACTTTTTCTGGGTTTGATATCTGAAAATATCTCACTACTGCTTCATTGACTGTAACGAGTACTTCATTTCTTCCTCCTGGATGAAAGATAGCAACTGCTCTTGATTCTTGATAGGGATTTTTTATATCACCAATTTCTGTGATATACCCTTTATAAGTTCTTACATAAGTATCTGCTTGACAGAAAACTTGTGAACTTACAACTAACATTAGTATTAAAATTAACTTTCTCATTATTAATTAAATTTAGATTTTAGGTTATATCTTTTAACTATCTTTTGTAATCTCTCTACGTATGTTGGATCTCCAGCATAGTTTTGTTTTAAATACTCATAGTACTCTCCTTCAGTCTTAATGCTAGATAAGTAAGTAGCATAGTAAAGTGCATAATCTAAAACCCCATCTTGCCAAGTCTCATAGTAAGCATGTCCTCTATTTGATCCGTGAGATAGAGTTGTTCTCTGAAAAGCTTCTTTCATTCCAAACATATTACTGTTTTCTAAAAATATAGGAGATTTAAAATGTCCTGATTCTTGGTATGCTTGTGCAAGTACGATGTGAGGGAATCTAAAATTTAACTCTTTTATTTTTTTTATTAACTGAGGTTTTGAGAATTGGTTGTATTCTCTTATTAGTATTATTCTTTCTTCTTGTGTTAAATTTCTGATTGAAGCTCTTGGAGCCACTGCAAATCCTGTTACTACTGCTACAGCTAGACTTATAATTATTATTTTAATACCTAACACGTTTACATTTACTTTTTCAAAGTCTAAAGTTTCTTTATTGAATTTGTACATATCTTTTTGTTTTTAAATTTTCAATACCTAAATATACGAAACCTTTTTTAATTCTGCAACTTTTCTATACGATTTGTTTTAAGATTCAATAACATATCATCTCCAACGTATTCGTACTGGTTGCCGTTTATCTCAACTGTTTTTCCGTGTTTCTTAGCCGTTCTTATTAGTTTAAGTGTCTGAGATGTATCTTCGCAGTAAACTCTCTTTCTAATCATAACTTATTTCTTTTTACATTTGTTACATCCTACATAGTGCATTAATTGGTAAGATTTTATACCATTATTTTCCATATAGTCATGACCATCAGAACCTTGAATTATTTCCCATATATAGTAACTTGCTTTACTTGATTCTGGAAATGTAACTGTTGTTTTTGTTTGAATTTTAATTCCTTTTAACTTATCATACTCTGATTTAGAAATTGTAACTGAATCATCACAACTTATAAGTGTAAATAGTAACCCCACGGTTATTGATAATACATTTTTCATAACTTATTTTTTAAATTGTTTTACAATTCCTTGTGCTACTGATACTGTTACTACTAGGATTGCTCCCATAATAAATCCTCCACCTATTAAACCTACTATTAATTTTATCATAACCTTTGTGTTTTTATATACCTAAATATACGAAGAAAAGCTTACCGAAGCAAGCTTTTTGTTAATTATTTTTAAAATAAATATGTTGCTGGGATATAAAGTCATATAGACAATGTCAAATTCAAAAGCAAAATCAAGGACCTTCCACTACCTCAAAGGCAAAGTCAAAATCTAAGTCTCAGTTCGCTAGCCAATTTCTTCTCCAGTTATGGGCGACAACCTGTCTAGCTATTGAGTTCTATCTCAGTTTTGGTTCATGTTTGTAGGGAAGCGATTTAATAATAATCCCATAAGGATTGTTCAAGTTGCGTTTTGAATATTTTTCAGTTTATCATATATAATTGAAAAACTTTACTACCCAGCATAAAGCCTTAGAGGATCAGCTTGTGCTTACCTCTTTGGCACCATACTATTTCTTGTTCCATGTTCGTCTGCATATCCAACAAAGTCTGCGTAGTCCATTAAGCTATCTTTGATATGGATTATAAAGTCCGCATCACCATCTACAGTAATGCAACAATCCTCTACCTTAATCATTGCAACTTTGTATCCAAACTTATTTGCTAACCACTTTACTAATGTTCTTGTAATCCTTTCCATATTATTTTATTTAAAAATCTAATAATAAACGACCTCTTCCACTTTCGTACCACTTCTTAATACTTCCAGCTTCTTCTATTTGCTGGTTTGATTCAGCTTCCACTTTTCTATAAACTTCGTGCCATTTATCTTTTACTTCTTGAGAATCATCTTCTCTATAAGTTCCTGAAGATAGACATAGCTCTTCTAACTCTTTTTGATCTAAAATACTTATCATATTATTGTAATTGATCTAAAAATCCGTTTATAGTTCCTTGAAATCTTTGTGGTACTTCAATCTTCAAATTAACAGCTTCTTGGATTCTACCTTGACGCTTTTCTTCAAACTCATGTTTGGCTTTACGTTCGTCTGCTGTCCATTGCTCGTATGCTATTTTATAAGCATTTACTGTGTCTGAGTTTTGTTTGTTAACTCTAGCTTGAATATCACCTCTCTCTTTTTGCACTTTAGCATTTTGAGTAGTAACTGAGTTCTTTACTTTAGATTTAAAGTAATTTACTTTTTGCTCATACCCTCTGTGTAGAGCTGCTAACTCTTCATGGATTTCAAGCAATTGTGCAGGTGTGTGGTGTACAGATATTTTAAGTGGAGTTCAGGAGATTCTGGAGCTTTTACCTCATATTTAAAGTTATCTGATTTGATATCATTAATCAATTCATCCTTAGCTTTGATGTTCTCCATCAAAAATGCTTGAGTGGCAGATAATCTTGCTTTAGCAGTTAGTAACTCTACTACGTTTGTTGGGATTGGGTGACCTTTAGTCTCAACGTAGGTATCTGTACCTATAGTTAATTCTTTTGAGACATTGTTAATGTCTGCTAATTGTGCTGCAATATCTTTTGCCCTTTGATTGCAAAGGTTAGAGATTGAAGCTGCTTGAGACATTGATAACCCTTTTGATGCTAACGAATTTTTCATAACTATGATTTAAAATTATTTATTTTTTTACTATTTCTATTAGTTTCTTTAAGCATTCCTGTTCTGCTTCTTCGTAGGTTTCATATTGACCTAAACAAGAACCTGATATTCTTTTTCCAACAATAATATCATACTTGCCTTTTTCATCTGCTAAAACAATTTGGTGTAGTTTATACTTCTCTCTAAACCATCTAAATGCTTGTTGATATAGTGGTGCTTTTACCTCATCTACAGTACTGACATCATACCAATTGTCTAGTAAATATTTTCCATTTACTAAAACTACAGAAGTATCATAACTTTTAAGTGTTTTATTATCAAATCCTAGTTCTTTTAAAGCTAATGCTTGTTCGTAAGGTACAAATTCTTTTTCCATAACTTTTATTTTTAAAACTTGTTGGCTCACAAGGACTCGAACCTTGAAAGACTGCACCAAAAACAGTTGTGTTACCATTACACCATGAGCCAGTGTTCGTGCAGGCGACTAGTACTCCAGTCCTTCTGTCCAATTGCCGCATTCGACCGCTCTGCCATTTCTCCATTTTACCTCATGTGAGGTCACTTATCAATCGGTAGCTCCCTCTCGATATCCATTTGTGGGTGTAGCACATTTGGTAGAGGGTCGAACCTTCAATGAGGAAGTACACAGAATCGAACTGTGTCTTAGGGTTAAACAGTCCCTACGGTCGCCATAACCATTACTTCCTTCTCACCTAGCCTGACCTTCCAGACAGTACGTGTCGTCGATCGTGCGTTACGTAGTAGGTGATTTATTCTTTCTTATACTTAAATATACGAACTTTATTTTTAATATCCAACCTTCTTCGATATTAATTTTATTAAATCTTCTAAAGTTTCTAGGGACTCTATTTCTAAATCTGTAATCCTAATATTGTAAAATTCTTCTATAAGAAGTATTAATTGTAATTTTCTTAAAGATTTTTCTTCATTGTCCATGTTGAGATTTAATTATAAATATATAAACCTCAAATTATATTTTTTAAGTTACCGTTCTTTTATTAATTTATCCTTTTAATACTTGTTTTAAACCTTGTTCGTTTATAATCTTTGCTTCTAACTTATCTACTCTGGAATCGGTATGCTTAATATTATCCATGTGTAGATTATTTGTTCTGTCAATTTCTTGATCAATTCTACGATTAACCATTTCTTCTCTCCTATCTGCAATAGCAAAAATATCGCTTATTACTAAATCTAATTGTTTAACTCTACTTGCTGTCTTAAACGCTACCACAACTCCCCATACAAGAAGAGCTGCACTTACACCTAAAACAAATGCTAAAATTTGTTCCATAGTTTTTTTATTTTTAAATTCAAAGAACGGTAATCTTAAAATTTGTGGTCCTGGAAGGGCTCGAACCTTCGACTTCATCGTTATGAGCGATGCACTCTAACCAACTGAGTTACAGGACCTACTTGTAGTCAGGACAGGATTCGAACCTGCAATTGTGGATTTCCAAGTAAGGACTCGCATGGGCTTTTTCCATTCCACACCCACGATGACGCTATCCTTATCTTTTTGCGTCTACCATTTCCGCCACCTGACTCCCCAAATTTGGGATAGATAAGGTTCTATCCGGACCAGGACCTTCTCCCTTGGGAGATGTCTGCTGCTTGTCTTTCCAAGCGGTCAACTACTTGCATGCTGTTCCTGCACGCCAATCCTCTTATAGCCGATTTTGTAGTCAGGACAGGATTCGAACCTGTTCCAGTTTTACATGGGATAGCAAACTATCCCAATACCATATTCATTAAGGCATAGCACTAATGAAGTATGCGTTTTCCATTCTGCCACCTGACTATTTTGCAACATTTAATCTGATAATCTTGCGAAGAGTTGTTTCTGTATTAATCCCATTATATTGTTGGTTGTGGGAGGGAAAGTTGCACATCTAAACCCGTCAGGAGCTACCAACACCCCTTGTTGTCAGGACAGGATTCGAACCTGTATTGGTTAGTATTAAGCGCCATTATTTCTAACCGACCTTAAGAGGTTGCGTCTACCATTCCGCCACCTGACTATTTACTTGTCTTTCCAAGTTGTCAATCCGTTTTAATCTCTCGGTGGACCTCCCATCAACCTACCTACAGATTACAGTTGTAGATATTTTATCTATAATCCTCTGTCTTTCCAGTGTCCACAACTTATGTGTTAGCCTCACACATCAATCACTAGGTTGTCAGCTTTGTTGTCAGGACAGGATTCGAACCTGTAATCATCCGCACTCCTGCGTTGATAAATTTTTTTATTAAAGTGAGGATCACTTAACCTCAGTGCAGTTTTTTAGCGTCTACCAATTCCGCCACCTGACTATATTTTCGCTAATGTAAAAAACTATTCAATCCTTCTAAAAATACATTAACTTGCTACTTACTCTATCATAGGCTCGCCTGTCCTGTTATCATATTGATTTACCTGAAACTTCGGTGGGTTGTTGATTGACCACTCCCACTTACTCAAGTAGTTTTTATTAGCACCCTCTTTCTTATAGCCTACCGAGTTATCAGTTACGGGGCTTGTATAAGAGTAGGGTCACGTAGTTAATCAAGACATTATATATTATGCTACCACGTATTTCTTAGGTTCACTTATTAACTACTTGCTGAGAACTCATTTGTGTTATGTTGATAGGTTTTGTTACAACATTCCATATAAAAAATACTATATTCCTTTCTCAAGGGAACAACACATTATACATTACTGCATATATCTTTGATAGTTATTTATAGCATGGGCCTCATGCGCTATCAGGTTCAATGTTTAGCCTTTTGCTCTTTATTCTCTTACCCCTTTATATTAGAGCTAACCTGCTTATCCTTATATACGAGTTTTTCAGGGGTACAGGTCATTTATAAAAACCAACACATCCATCAAGATTGGGATAGCGTATATACACGAGAATCGTTTCATCTCTTTAGGAACATATACTCCCTACTATTTCGGCATAGTTGCCTGTGCTATCATACTCAACAAACATAACACTTCTTGATAGTGTTGCAATACATCTCATTTCTGTAACTCTCTTTTGCATGTTACCTGTGCGTTGAGTTTATTTCATCTCTTTATTAGCTAGTTCAGCACCTCTAGTATCCAGGCTGTTAGATTGATATTGCTTGTTTGTCTTTCTATGTGTTGGTTTATAAAACATTCCAGCCACATTGGGAGAGCCGCAGTTCCCACGTTGTTTAAAGAATTTCTTGGCGGACGTATCTACTGGGGAGTGTTTTAGTTTACTTTTACAGAATCAACCTTTACTGAGTCAACTTGTACTGAATCCTTTTTTACTGTATCTAAGATTGGATTACCTGTTTCTGTGCTGGTTTTCTCTTTATGACAGCTTACTAATAATGTTGTTGTTAATACTAATGCTAATACAATTTTTTTCATTTTTGTTTGTTTTTAAATTTCTATTGTTATCTTACTAATTGGTACGGTAATTTTAGTATGTCCTTGTTTCAACCCATTTAATCCCGTTATCTGCTGGCTGATTGTGATTATTTAAGACCTTTGTTACTTCTGTCACTACATGTTCCCATGTTACTGGACCTGTTTCATCTGCATAAGGAGCTGGATCTTTTCTTCCTAACTTAAGAAATGCCTCTACTCTTTCAACTGATGAAGCTGACTTATAGTCTGAGAACCAGTGGTCAATGGTTGTGTTATCGCTTCCATCTACTATAGCAATGTGGATAGGTTTGTAGGATGTATTAGTTCTTGAATAAACTTCATCAAAACCTAATCCTAATTCTTCACACAGTACTTCTCCATCCTGTAAGATAGTAAATTTATCTCCCTCTAAATAAGGTGTAAAGTATCCTACTCTTTCAGCATCCCAGTTACCCATTCTGAAAGCATGATCATCTGCATCTCTAAACTCTTGTCTACAATCTGGGTAAATTGCATGATCACCTGCGTGAATACCTAAGGCAATATCACAAGTCTCACCTGTACGATTTGCAACTGATAGAGCTACTGCTTGAGTAATTGAAGCAAATATTTTATTCCTGTTAGGAACAACTGTTGCTTTCATATTATCTTCTGCATAATGACCTTCAGGTACATCTTCTCCTCCGGTTACTAAAGCTGAATCTAATAAATCAACTAATCCGTTTAATTGGATTTGACGGTAATTGACTGGGGCATACTCCCATTCTCTTCCTATGGTTAGTTGGGATGTATTAATGTAACCTATTAATGATTGAGCTCTTTCTAACTCTACTCTATGTTTTTGACCATAGTCAAATGAAATAGCTGTTACGCTATCATACTCTTTTATACACCTAAGTAGTAAAGTACTTGAATCCATACCACCTGAAAGTGATACTACAACATGTTTTTTAGACATAATTTTAATTGTTTAATTTTTGCCAGGTGTTAGTAGGGTATAGGCAAACCCTTTTATAACTACTTTTTTTTTTCTCCCTCGTAAATTTTGTTTCCAAAATATTCATCTAGGAACTCTCTACGATAAAGTAAAACTTTACCTGTATACTTGGGATTAGAAACATTTTGTTCTTTAATAGTTTCTTTCAACTTAACTGCGGTTTCAGCCACATTTTTCCCTAATTCTGATCCTGCTGCTCTACCTAAATACTCATAAAGTGACATCATGTAAGGCAATTCTTTTACTTGTTTTTCCATAACTCGATTTTTGTTTTTATTACTAATTTAATATACGAAATGTATCCTGCTACTCCAACTAATACTGCTGAAATATTTAATATGTGTGGATGATTTTCTCCACATGTTCCACAAATATGGTTTATAACCTCACTCATTACTTTTTTAATTTTTTTAACTCCCAAGGGTGATAAACTACTTTAAAGGTTTCAGTATCGTATTGAGCCATTCTTTGAAACCCATACCCAAATACTCTTAGTATGGGGTTTACAAACTGTACTAATTTATATTTTATCATTTGTTACAAAATTCTTTAAATTTATTTACGTTAAATGTAATATCTTCTAATTGAGAAGACAAATCCTTTTCCATAAATTCTTCAATTTTATTTGATGGTTTTTCTAACAAACCAATATCAGTATACCTTTTACCTAAAGCTCCTGCTATAATTGGGTTAGAAGTATCTACTGAATTAACTAAACCTGGTTGAGTATCTCTGTAGTATGTAAATTCTTGTGGAGTTGATGCTCCTAGCAAATGTATGTAATGGTGATCTTTAATTATGTTTTGAGATAGAAGGAATTGAATTAGTAATACTCTACCAACAGATTGATTAGCTAAGTGATTTTCTGAACCACCTAACTCTTGGTAAACAATAGATGAGTGGTTAAAAGCAAAATGAGTGTAGCCCAAATCTACACACTGTTGATACAATGAATAGATTTCATTTACAGTTTTTCCTTGCAATACAACCATTAACTTAGTTTTGAATGGCATCTTGTATTGAGTCCAATGTTTTGCATTTTTAGCCGTAATATCGCGTTCATTCCACTCGTCAGGCACTATAAATATGTTGGGTTGAATTAGATCTATTTTTTCTAATAAATCTTGAGTAGTATGGGTTACCCCCTCGAATAATCCATTATCCATAATAATAAATCTCCCCCTTTCACTAGAATCTAGGAAAAATTGTCTATAATCAGGGAATTTGTCTAATAAATGGGGCAAACAGTATTCGTAATCATTCCAGTCTAAACTATGTTCAAATAGACTTAGAGGCAATTCATGTGAAATCTTCATAACTATGTGTTTAAATTTTAATACTTAAATGTATGAAGGCTCCCTATGGGAGCCAAATTTATTTTAAAAAATATATAGTACTAATGCTATTCCTAGAAATGCTCCTACTTTATAAAAGAAGGTTTTGCGTTTCTCAACCTTTAATTGTTCAGTTAGGTCATATGTCATATGTTCATACTGTCCAATTTGTAATTCATGCTGATGTATAATGTACTTATTGTTAGCATCTTTATCATTTAGCAATTTTATTACAGTATCTTTTTGTATATCTCTTTGCTCTAGTTTAACAACTTTCTCTTGTGTGAGTTTAAGTTCTTGCTTGCAACCATCATACCTAATTAAATCCTGTGCTATTAGACGTGCAGTCTTAGTTGGGAGTGTAACTTTTGTTGTATCTGATTGAGAAAAACTGCTCAAGTTCAGCATTAGAAAACCTACCAGCATGGTTAGCTTTTTCATTTGTTTGATTGTGCTGAATCTACTTTAGTCTGTAACGAATCTATTGTAACTTTGTAACTATTGATATCAGTTGCAATGCTGCTGGTACTAAAAATATTGTAGCCTACTAATATAATCAATACAGCTAACAATATATTTTGTTTATTTTGTAACATCTCTGTCTCCTTTATGTTTATCAAGTCTATCTAGTATTTGAGTAAGTAATTCATTCTGTACAATACCTACCATTGAGGCATTTTTAAGTACGGAGATCAACTGGAAGATAAGAAAAGGTGCTATGATTGTTTCACTTAACCAAGATGTTCCTTTAAATCCTTTCTCAATTGTTAAGATAGATGCTAACATTACGATCCAGAAGCATAATGTTTTTAATACTTTTAGGGCCTTTTTTGTCTGAAAACCTTCTCTTTTTGTTCCTGCCCATATACCGAAGAATCCATCAGCAAAGATAACGAAACCTACTGATAGAAATTGTTCGATGTTATCTGCTGTTAGGTTCATAAAATATGTACCTACAAATGCTAATGCTGTTGTCAAGGTTAGTGTTATTATAAGAGTTGTTTTCATCTTGTGTACCTATTTAACGTATTCGTAATATTTCTTAGTCTTCTCTGAGCGATCTGCTAATCCGTGAGTACCACCGTTAATTCTTTTTGTAAGAGCTAAGATTGAAGCATCGTTAACTCCTTGGTCACATATTGACCACAATTTATTTTTATCAAAGAAAAACATTGCTGACTCAAAAGAATAAGTAGTTGCTACTAAATCTGGGTTAGTCATGATCTCTGGCTTCTTCAAGTAATCTGAAAACGCTTTGTAGTTTTCTTTTCCTGTTAACTGAAGAGCTCCTCTTCCTCTGAACTTGAATCCATCTCCAGACTTCTCATCACCATTACCCATTCTTGAAGCATAGACTCTATTTGCAATCTTTTCAGGATTTCTAGCATAAGATTCTTCTAAAGTACCTGGAAAGTATTTTCCGAATATCCCTTGAAGACCTTCTGCTGAATAGTTTAAATTTTCTGAAAACGCTTTAAACCCTCCTGTTTCATGTGCAGTTTGAGCAAAGAAGTGTGCTGCTCTTACAGGAGTTAGTTTATAAAACTCCATTGCTTTTTTCATTGTACCAGGACCAAATGCCCCATCAGCTGTTACGCCGATCTTTTCTTGTAAACTTTTTAAACTCATACTTTAATTTTTATTTATTACTACCTTCTTGTGTGGCATATTTAATACCCATAATTGTACCAACTATTGAGAATGCATTAGTTAATAAGACACTAAACATGTTTGACCATGTTGAACCAATTATTTGGGTGTCTTGATCTGTTACAATGGCGGCCCAGTATAGTACAGTTGTAACAATACCAACGCCGACTATGACAGCTAACGCACACTTAACAATTATTTTTATTAACTCATTCTGACTCTTTTTCAATACTACGTCTAAATCATTTAGAGCAGCATCCTTTTCTAATTCTATTGCGTGTTTAAGTTTTTGTGAGTTTTCCAATTCAACTGTTAAGTTCTTTGTAAGCTCATCTATCTTCTTCTTATTGTTTACAGACTCAGTAACATCAGTTGCAATCTTAACTACATCAGTAATATTACCTTTACTATCAAGTACAGGATTGTATGATGCTTGTAAATAGACAATAGAGCCATCTACTTTTCTCCTTTCAAATATTCCATCAAAGAACTTACCCTTTCTTAAACTTTCCCAAAACTTAGTATATTCATCAGACTTTGAGTACTCATAGCTCACAAAAATACTATGATGCTTTCCAATGAGTTTACTTTTTTCATTGGCCTTATACCCCATAGTTTCTAAGAATATAGAATTTACATCTAGTATAAATCCATCAGTATTAAAACTAATAAAAGCAGTACTTCGGTTAATTGCATCTACTTGTTTCTTGCTATTGACAATTGTTGTAATGTCAGTAGCAATCTTCATTATTTTAGTAATCTTATTATTCTCATCAAAAATAGGATTGTAAGTTGCTTGGAGATTAATAAGACTTCCATCCTTTCTTCTTCTCTCAAACTCTCCCTGGTAGTACTTGCCACTTCTTAATATGTCCCAAAATTTTTCATACTCAAGTGATCTTGAATAATCTTCACATACAAAAATACTGTGATGCTTACCGACAAGCTCTTCATGGTTACCTGAACCATACCCCATTGTTTCTAGAAAGGTATCATTAACCCCTAATATGGTCCCACCAAGGTCAAAGTAAATAATAGCATTACTTCTATTAATTGCTTCAAGTCTACTTAATAGTTCTTCCTTTGATAAGGTTTTCATGTTACTCTTTATTAGAGTTACTACCTCCTTTAAAGCCAGCAAACTTCTCAATTACATCTGGAAGGAAACTTCCTAGAGTAATGTACATGAAAGCATCAAAAATATATTCATTTAGTTCTAATGCCTTACCCATGTATCCTGTTACTAGGTCTACTACGATAGCTGCTACCATTACCATAAATGACATAAAACCTATAATGGTTTTCTCATTGTAGTCATTTGATTTCTTAAAGATGTCTTTAAATGCCATAATATATTTTATTAAATTGATTAAATTATAACCTACTAATAAAACAATATTAACAAGAACCATTTGGTATAAATATAAAAAGCCCTGGGTATCCAGGGCTTATTTTTAATAAAATTTAATTATTTACTATCCTTCACAACTAGTACAACTATCAGCAGTACGTTGTAAATTATCTCCTCTTAATACTGATTCAGTACGAAGGTAATATAAGGTTTTAATCCCTAATTTATGTGCTTCTTTATGTACAGTACTAATGAATTTAGGAGTATCATTAGGGTCAAATGAAAGATTTAAAGACATTGCTTGATCTACATATTTTTGTCTAATTCCATTTTGTCTTACTAATTCTAATTGATTAATCTCTTTAAATGTTAAGAATATTTCTTTTTCTTCAGGAGATAAAATATAATCAGGTAAACCTAATACTGATCCTTTATCTTTTAATATTTGATCCCAAATACTGTCAATATTATACCCCTTTTCAGCTAATACTTTTTCTAATATTCGGTTTTTCTTAATGAAAACACCTTTTGCTGTTTTTAAATTATAAACATTAGCAGGAATTGGTTCAACTGATGGTGAAACACCACCGGAAATGTGAGCATTTGATACTGTTGGTGCAATAGCTAAATGATGTGAATGTCTTAATCCTGTTCCTTTACACCATTCTGGTTCTCCGTAAAGTTCTGCTTGTTCACGAGATGCTTTTAATGCTCCTTCTTCAATAAATGAAAACATTAATCTAGTATAAGTGTCTGCTGGTATTCCAGTGAATGGTAAGTTTTTAGATTGCAAAAATGTATGCCACCCTAATACTCCTAAACCAATTGCTCTACCTTTTGTTGCAGATCGTACTGTATTCTCAAAGAATTTAATATTTTTGGCACGATCAATAAATTCTTGTAATGCTCCTTCTAGAAACCATGTAGCTACTTCAGGTAAAGTCATTCCATTTTCAAATTTGTAATCTTTCCACTCATCCCAACGAGCTAAGTTTAATGAAGATAAACAACAAATAAATGAATGCAATTCATCAGTATAAAGTGCAATTTCAGAACAAATATTCGTCATTGTTACTTTAAGATTGTTATTCTTATAGGCTTGAGGGTTAGCATTATTAACATTATCCTCAAACATAATATAAGGTTCACCTGTCTCTAAACGTGTTTTTAGAATTTCACCCCACAATTTTAGGGCTTTAGGATCTCTTTCTTCAAGTTTATCCATAAAAACATCATCAATTGATACACACTGATGTAAGTTAAGGCATTGTCTGTTTACATCTCCTTTTGGTCTTCTAATTCCTAAGAACTCTTCAATGTCTGGATGATTGATTGAAAGGTTTACAGATGCTGCTCCTCTTCTAACAGAACCTTGGTTTGTTGCTAGAATAGTTGAGTCAAACATTTTAGCCCATGGTACAATACCTTCAGAAGATCCATTATCTTTGATAGTTTTACCTCTACCTCTAATGCGAGATAAACCAATTCCAACTCCTCCACCCTGTGAAGTTAATCTCATCAATTCTGAATTAGATCCTGCAATCCCTTCAATAGAATCTTCTACATCGATTCCAAAACATGAAATAGGCATTCCTCTTTCAGTACCCATATTGGATAGTACAGGTGAGGCTAAACATAACCAGTTTTTAGTTAATGCTTCATAAAATAAAGGTTGTAAATCTTTACGTTTTAATCTTTTGGCCGATGCTCTACTTACTCTTAAGAAAGCCTTAAACACATCTTCTTCAGGTAAAAGATATCCATTTGAAACTATATCTAATCCAATTTGGTCCATCCAATTAGGATATGATTTACCTTTAACCCAATTTGTTGTATCTACTTGTATACTCATTTATTTTTATTGTTTATTAGATTTAGTTCTATTTTCATTTATTGTTAATGGTTGGAGATTTTTATAATTCCAACACTTGTATATTTCATCTTGTTGAGTTAAATCAAAGGAATTGATAGGAATAATGTGATCTACCTCCCAATAACTCCCATAATTTTCCCACTCCATTCCGGGTTTGAATTGGGAACTTAAATGGAATTTACATTCTTCTAAACTACAACCTAAATACCCAAATACAGAATTGATCTTGTTTGTTATAGTTTTATAAAATCTATTTCTCAGATTATGTGTTAATCTATAGATGGGATCAGTTTTCCTTTTATGTTTATGATAAATTCTAGCATATTCCTTATCATACTCTTTATAATTTCCTCTATTCTTTTTGATAAGAGCTTTAAATTTCTCTTTATTGTTACTTATCCACTCTTTATTTTTAATATTGATTATATCTTTTTTTTGAGTATATCTAATCTCAGATTTAATTTTTATACAAGATTTACAGATATTTTGGTAACGCTGTCTTGTGTTTTCCCAATAATAATTTTCAATTCCTTTTAATTCTTTACATTTAGTGCATGCTTTCTCCATAATTATGTTTTGATATAAATATGTGAAAGGAAAAAACTATCCATGATTCTTTTATAGGTCTGACCAATCTGAAGTAGATTTGGCATAGTCTGTTACTCTTCCCGCGAAGAAATCTTGGTGTGTTTTACCCGATGTTAAGTGGCCAAACCACTCCATCTGCTTTAATAGATTTGGTTCAATGTCATTATAAACGGCATTATAACCTAATTCAATCATTTTTTCATTTGCACGAGCTTTGATAAAGTTTTGTAGTTGAGGAGTATTTAAACCTTCTACTTCACCCATTTCAAATGCTTTATCAATAAAGTCAAATTCTAATTGAACTGATAAATGGCAAGCTTCTGTTACTTTATTTCTTAATTCTTCTGTATTAAGTTCAGGTACTTCATCTAGTAAAGTTCTAAATAACCAACATCCAGCTTTTGAATGTAATGATTCATCTCTTACACTCCACTCAATTATTTGTCCTGTTCCTTTCATTAAATTTCTTAATTGAAAAGACATTAAAATAGCGAATGAAGAAAATAAATTAACACCCTCAGTGAATGCCGAAAATATTGCAAGTGACTGCGCTTTTTCACTTAGAGTTCCCATTGGGGTTTCGGTTAATCGCTCAATTTTACTTAAAGCTGCTTCATCTTCTAAAAACGCCTTAAAATCTTCTAAATCTAAAGCTTCATTTAAACGAGCATATGCTTGAGCATGGATTGCTTCAAATGAACCGAAGGTAGAAGTCATAGCTACAATTTCAGGTTTTGGAAACCACTGTGACACCTTAGAAGACCAGTAATCATTTACATGCACCTCAGTTTGTGCAAAGGATTTTAAAATATTACCGATTAGGTTTTTTTCAGATTCAGTAAGTTTTTGTTTCCAATCATTTAAGTCGGATGCTAAAGGTACTTCATCTGCTAACCAATGACTTCTTTGTTGGTCTAGGTAAAAATCGAATGCTTCTTGATATTCGAATGGTTTGTAGAAATCTCTTCTCTCAATTAATGACATAATTTATTTTTTAATTTTGGGTCAATAAATATTACCCGTTATTTTCTAGGCTAAAGTTTTGGAATAAGTTTTTGAGATTACCTTTCTCACTAGCTGATATTCCACCAAATGTTGTTTTTGATTGGGATTGTTGGTTTTTGTAATCCTCAGTATCGTCATATTCATCTAATACTTCAATATGACCGCAAGATGTATCAATATTAACATTGTAAGTCATACCATCTGGCCCATAACGGTTCTTCTGAATATGCCATCTTCCGGTACCATTTACTTTATCTGTTTTTAAACGAGATTGTGACATCCCAAAATCAACAATAGCTTGTTTTTCATATGAACCCGCTGATTTATCACCTTCTACTACTTCATCTTTGGCACCTGCTCTATTTACTTGTGAAACAGACCAAATAGGCAATTGTAATTCTTTAGCTAAACCCTTAGTCCCATAATGTAAGTCATCAATTTCTTCTTTTCTGTCTTTACGTCTTGAAGGTGGTTTTAACAAATCTACATAATCTATTAAAATTAAATCTGCCTTAAATCCTAAATCTGCTGTCTTTTGATAGTGAGATTTGATTGTAGTTAATGAAGCTCCTTTAGCTGGGTATTCTTTTATGATGATGTTGTTTTCAAACCCCTCTACCAACTCTTTTACCTGGCCTTGGTATTCATGTATTTCACTTACATTAATCCCTGTATAGTAGGCATCATATCTTCTACCAACATAATCTTCTCCTAATTCTAATGTGTAATGAATTACTTTATACCCTAATTTACCAGCATGCGCCCCTAAGGCTACTAAATCCCAAGACTTACCTCCACCAGGTCCTCCATAAATTAGACCATAGTCTCCACTACCTAACCCCCCTTGAAGTAATATATTTAGAACATCCCAAGGCGTTGGTACTACTTTTCTACTAGATTCTCTGTAACGAGATTCAATATCTTTTGAGTATTCATGACCTAGATTTTTATCAGCACCTGCTTTTAGGGCATTATCAATCAGAATTCTAATATCATCATAGTGACCACTTTTTAATAAATCTACTGAGTCAATCAATGCATTCTTTAGTAATTGATTTTTACAAAAATTAGAGAATTCTTCTTCAACATATTCCTGATCATCATATTGAGTAGTGTACACTAATTTCAGTTGTTCTCTTACCGCAGTTTGTAGAACATCGTTATCAATTTTTTTAACCTCAATTTTTAATGTATCTAAAGTTGGGGTAGTATGATACTTATCAAAATACTTTAAAGTTTCATCTATAACCCACTTATGACCAGGGTGGCTAAAATAGGATTCATCTAATATGTCCCTTACGTTAAGTAAGAAGGCTTTATTCTTTAATAAAGAATTTATCACCTTAATTTGGAAAGAAGAACCATAGTCTTCAAGTTTTGAAAATGCAACCATTTATATAACTTTTATTTTTTATGTTTATATTGATTAAGATACGAAAAAGTATTTGCTATCCAAAATTCTATGTTGGGAGAGATTTGTCTTTCTAATAAATCACTTTTATGTAATTGTAAGAACCTTGAATTATTTAAGATGTTAGGTTCCTCATTAATTAGTTCATCTAACACAACTTCATCATACTCTGGTATATTGAGTTCTGTTAAGGTCATTAGCTTGAAATTAATTTCTAGCTGTTTCCTAAAATTGTAGATATCACCATACAAACCATGTTCTTCATGCTTATCATAGCTCTTTTGGATAATCTCTTTTAATATTACTTTACCTTCATCAAAGATTTCAGGATATAATTTTTGCAATTTTTTATCACCTAACCCCCTTATACCAGGAACATTATCGGATTTATCACCCATTAGTACCTTATAATTGATATAATTTTGGGGCCAAAGTCCCATTTCATCATATACTTCTTTGGGACCATAGAATTTCTTCTTAATAGGTGAGTACACTTGAATTTTATCACTACATAATTGTAAAAAATCTTGATCGGCTGATACAATAATGGAATTATCAAATTTAGGCGCTAAATACCCTATTATATCGTCGGCTTCTAACTTATCACGTGTTATGATGCTTATGGGAAGCTGGCGTAAATAGTCCACTAATCTTAGCATTTGCTGCGACATAGAGGCCGATTCATCAGCTAAATCATCAAATGAACTCCAATTAGTAATGCGTTTTAATTTTCTATTCCCCTTGTAATCAGAATATAAATTCTTTCTATTAGTAGTATTACCCTGACCATCAAAAACACATATGATTCTTGTGGGTTGCACCAAATTAACTGTATAAGCTAAGGACCTTAAAAAACCTACCATACCCCCAATGTGAGTGCCTTGAGTATTTGTACTACCAATGACAGCGAATGATCGCAAAAACATATTCATACTATCCACTAACAAAACCCTGCTATTTAAGTGCAGGGTTTCTGTTTGGGAATCTTCTTGAATATTATCGAGGAGACTTTTATAATCCATATTAAATTTCAGATAAATCTACTCCTACAAAATCAGTATTTTCTTCTTCAATAATATCAAAATCATCGCTTCCTAAAATAACTGACCAATCTTTAGAGTGTTCTTTTTTATACTTGTTAATCTCATTAGGTGAATTTTTAATAAACCCATGAGCAGTACTAACAATAGTACCTTTAGCTGTTACACCTGTTACGTGATTTTTGTCACAAGATACTTTAGTTTTTAAAGCAAATTCAATCTCTTTACCACCCTTAGTAGCTTTAACTTTCTGAGTACCAGGGCTAGTTACGTTACCAAAAGTAATGATAAATGATGCGTCAAAGAACATAGCATCTCCTCCTTTATTTCTTAATTTAGGTTGAGCCATAGGCATTAGAGCTGGTTCTACCCACACCTTATTAACACAAACCATAGTGTTAGTGTAAGATTGAGATTCTTTACGAGACATAATCAATCTTTGATTGATAAAGTTAGCAAATTGTTGAGACATTGCTCCAGCATTCCACATTGGTGAGTTAGAGTTTTTCTCAATACTCATTCTACATGGAATTGAACCAATAGAATCCCATAAGAATAATAAATCATAAGGTAAATTACCCTTCTTTTGTTCATCTAGCAAATCTGCCATAAATGCTGCTACATCTTCAATACACTGTAAAGATTCTCTATCAGCATAAATGAAAAAACCCTTATAATCCTTATTACCATTCTCATCAATAGTTTCACCTAAATCAAACCCCATTGCAGACCAGTGTTCCCAACTATGTTTCATTTCAGTAATGATAATAATAGGTAATACTCCTGTTTTTTGAGCTTCGATTGCGGTTTCAATCAATAATGTAGTTTTACCTGTGTTGCTGTGTCCTCTTACTAGGGTAATATGACCTTTTGGTATTCCAGGCATTTCTAACATCTCAGCAACGGGCTCTGTAAATTTAATCCACGCTTGGGGTTTAAAATTTGATGAACTCTGTCCTAAATTCTTACCGGCCTTGAACTTATCAAGGGAGAACGTCCCAGTAATGGCCTTTCCGACTTGGCCGGAAAGGCTTTCTGTTTTTTGTTTAGCCATAAATTAATTAATTTTCTCCAAATAGGTCATCAAACTCGTCAGCATTAATATTCTCTTTAGGTTTAAGAGCAAATGCTTTGTTTTGTTGTGGTGCTACAGTTGATTTTTCTTCAGTAGGTTTTTGAGTTTTTGGCAATGCCAAAAATTCATCTCCGGCATTTTGTGGAGCAGCGGCTGCAGTTTCTTCTTCAGGGTTTAAGAATTCAACTAAAAATTGTTTAATCTCATCAAAAGTATATTTTTTAGAGAAAGAAGCAGGATCTGGTTGGTTTTCTAACCATTTTTCAACCTCAGCATTGTTAGCACTCAAAGGTGTAGTCTTCATTGCTGGTAAGATTGTAGATTTGTTGTAAGCTGTACCTGTGGTTTCTGGACCTACAGTTTCAACTTTCATATCTCTACCTTCCATGATGTCTGTGAAATCTCCTACATCTTCGTCTGCAGCAAGAGATAATAATGCTTGGTAGATTTCTTTTCCAAATTCCCAAAGACGTACTCCTTTTTCTTCTTCGCCTCGAACAATAACAGGAGCAAAAACTCTCATTTTAGGTTCTAGTTTCTTAGCTAATTTCCAGTTTTCAGGTTCTTTAGTTTTACGAAGTTCTTTTGAGAATTCGATAATTGGGTCTTTTTCACCAAAGTTTGAAGGTGAGATAATTGTTCTTTTCCCAATACCATAGTGAAAATACAATTCGGTAAATGGGTTTTCAGGATTAATTTTTGATGGTACAAACCTTACTAGGGCTTTACCAACAGTTGGTTTCCAAAAGCTTAAAGCTTTCTCATTTGTTTTTTGTCCTCCAGATTTAGGAGATGAAAGTGCACTGAGCTTGTTTTGAATCAAGTCTAAATTCATAACTTTTTGATTTTAATGTTAAAACTAATTTGCAAAGGTAATATAATAAAAATATCTTGGGTATCCAAGTTATAGTGTAATTATTTTATAAATTTTTGTATCTAATCTTTTTAAGTCTCCGGCATGAGTCAATAATATACAATTTTGATATTCTTTCCAATCAATTGCAAAAGTATTATCTAATACTCCCCCATTTAATGATTTAATTAAGTCATTTAAAGCATTGATAGTATAAAGAGTATTTGATTCTTTCTTTCTATGAAGTAAAATAGTATTGTCCAACAACATGTTAGTCATATTTACTGAATCTACATTGTATGTAAATACGTACTCTTCAGTTGCTTTAATATACAAAATGAAGATCTTATTGAATAAGATTTTATATTGTCCCTGTATGGTTGCTAAAGTAGTGTCTAAATCCTCTTTACTAGAGAATGTGCAGAATAATTTGTTCATATAATCTGAATATTCATACGAACTTTCGTATGATGATTGCAAATAAATATGTGAAGGAATAAGGGTTTGTTGATCAATCATAACTTTTATTTTAGTGAATTGTAATTTGTTCCGTATTTTACTGTAACCTTGAACCCAAATGGCTCTTCTAATAACCTTTTTATCTCTCTTAATACCTCCTTCCCATCATCTCTATGATAGTCTACTAATATCGAATCATAAGTATAAAGTAATATACGACTTTTTCTCCCATTAGCCAAATACTCCTGCACTCCCTTAATAGAAGTTACATTATAATAAGTTTCTCCTGATTGTATCAGGTAATTCAGCAATTTTTGAGGTGTTGGGTTTATAATGTCTTTTGCAAATAATTTTCTCCCTCCTACTAAGGTAAGGTACCCTTTAGAATTAAATTCATCCCATAAAAGATCTACAAAGGCTGCTACTTGTTTAAAGAACGGTATGTCTTTGTACTGTTCAAAAACTCCTCCGTATAGTTGTTTAAATGTTAATTCTTTAGAGGCTTGGTATTCTTCATCTGTTAAAATATCTTTTTTAAAATACATTTGCCCTAAATGGGTATGTATAGAGCCTTTATCAAACTTGTATCCTATAAATTCACCTAAAATTCTAGGATGGTATGCCTCGTAATCAAATTCAAACAGCATATCATTTTGAGCAATAATTGCTTCCCTTGAGCCATTAGTTTTATTTAAAGCCGCGAAATTAATATTATTATACGAATTAGTAGGGCGAGAAGTAAAATTATGTAAATTGTATTGAGTATAGATCTTTTCATCTTTTATTGAAAAATTAGGATTAGTTGGGTTAAAATGTTCGTTAAAAAGTGGCATATCTAACGCGACACCATGTTTTTCAATGTCATAGTACACTTTAACATAATCATCGTTATAATACGTGCCTATTGCGGGAAGTAGCATTAAATGTTTAATTACACTAAATATAGCTTCTTGAGTATCATAGTGTTTTGGAATTGGGATAATAGAATTTAAATAAGGTTTGTTCCCGTAAAGTTGTTTGAAATGAGTGTGTATATTTGTATCAAAATCATGTATATACGGAGGGGTGGTGGATGTGGATAGTGACAAAAGTTGTAAATCTTTTACTTTACTATCTAAAAATTCTTCTCCTAATAATTGTGCTGTTACTTTTTTATCTAATACAAAAACATTTTTATGTTTTAAAATAAATTCTTTCACTTTTTGCTCATCCACAGCGAATGCTTCACTATGGTGAATAGTAAATATTAAACCCTTTGAATCTATTTGTTTAAAGTAGATTAGGGAAGTTTGTGTTAGTAAAGGATGATATTGAGATGAAAGTGGGATAACATTTATATAACAATCCCCATAAGGATAAAGTTGAGATAACTGTTCAGTATTTTCGACTAAGTAAAACATTTGATATAACTTTTATTTTGATTAAATATAAAAAGGCTCCCTATGGGAGCCAAATTTATTGTTTTAAGATTTTATCTAAATAATTGTTTAGTAAAATGATCTTCAACTTCGTCTCTATATTCCTCCATGGATGGGTTCATTTTAAGAAAATCTTCAAGTGCTTTTTCTGCTTTTTTATGTTCCTCGGTATGATGAGATGCTCCACTCATATCTGCTTTTTTTCCTAATCTCATTTCATTACCCACAAGAGTATGTAATTGTTTTCTAAGATTTTCTTCATTTTCTTCTAATGAAGCAGCTTTAAATTGAGATAAAGGGAATACGAAATCTCCTTTTTCATTTTTATTTCCTTCTCCATTCCATACTTTGAATTCTTTACCTCCTACAACAACTGCTTCTAATCTACCTTTTAAACCTTGTTTAAATTGAGATAAGAAAGATGATGTTTGAGCAGGGCCAAATTCTGAACTTGAGTTTGCTTTTTCAATATCGAAATATCCTCTAAGTTTACCGTATAATTCTTTATAATTAGTAGCACCACCTCTACCTCTTTCAACTGAAGTTAAAGCAATTACTGCTTCTGGAGATATTAATAATTGGTCCCCTAACATTCTGAAATGGTTAGATAAAGCTGTGAAAAGTTTATTTGGTACTACCCCGTTAGTAGGGATAAATCTTTTACCCCCACTTCCACCTTTTTGGAAATTAAAACGAACATCTTCTTTTATTAATTTAGCAGAAAAGGCTCTAGCCAATCTAGAAGCATCTTTTTTTACTTTAGCTATAGCTTCTTTTTCAGAAGTTGCTTTTACTTTTTCTTCGTAATCAACATCATCATCATTTTTAATTACATAATAAGTAACAAGATATTCCTTTTCTTCAGTATTTTCAACTAAGATTTGATCTAAAATATTTTTTAATTTAATAGTGCTCATTTTATTGTGTTTTATTGATATAAATATTATGTGGGCTTAGAAAATTGAGTTAAATTGGTTAGATATTGTTTTATACCTATAAAATTTTTCTCAGCTTGATCTAATACTCTTTGATTAGTGTCTACTATTCCAGCTCTTGTGGTTATATTGTTTGTCCTTTCGTTACGAAGTGGACCTGATATTTGCCAGAATATTGAAATTGATTTCCATAAGGCATAATTGTCTTTAGTGGTATTATTTTGGAAGGCCTCATAAGTTGTTTTATCGATTTCCATTATTCTAAATGTAGTACCATTCTTTTGTCTAGCCAAGTATCTTGTAATTTTCCCAGCTTTATAATCGGCTTCAGTTGGTGAAGGAGTAAAAGGTGTAGGATTTATTAGGTTAATACTTAAATTAGAATTTAAAGAATTATATTCAATCTTTTTAATAGTATCTGAATCTAAATTCACATTAACCACATTTAAAGGAGTAGAAATTAATGGGATAGAGTTACCCGATGTAGGGCTTACTCCGGTAAATGATTCTCCCTTAAAAGTAGTATAATAAGGGCCAGAATATGATTTTCCATCAGGGGTTTTAAACTGACCTGGGTTGGCTTTTTGGTTGGTTAGTATTCGTGATTTTGGAAAGTATTTCATTTTATTTTACTGTTACTCCTGTGGCTTTTGCTATTTTATACCCTGTTTGTTGAATTAAAGATGCTCCTGTTGGCCCCAAATTTTTTCCTGTTCCTAGAGTATAAGCTGTTTTACCACCATTAATTCTTTCTTGTGTTATAACTGTTAAAAGCTGTTCTGAGGTTTTATACCCACGTTTATAATAGCTATTAAGTAATTTTGAGAATCCAGCAAACCATCCACTTCCATTCCATGAGGCATAGACCATATGGTAGAATAATCTTCCATCAGATTCCACTAAGGTTTTTACTTGTGGATCTAAATATTTATCTCTCCATTTTTCATAGTTAGGTTTTTGGATTTGTACTGTTAAGTTAAATAAATCAGTTTTAATTGGGTCTTTAGGAACATATAACCAAGGCCAATTTTCACGGGCATTATTATCATCCATAATTTTCCAAAATCTTACACAAGCGTTGCATGAACCATTTCTTAACCTATCTACACCAAACATAGTTTCTCCACTAGTTGCATATCGGGAATCACTATTACCACCACCATTATAATATCCTCCTTCAAGGTTAATAATAACAGCTTTAGCAGCTTGGGCAAATGTGTTCATTTCCTTAGTTACTGTAACCGGTGGATCTGGTGGGTTTTTATTTACTTTATTACCTATATTTTTATACTTAGACATAGAGTTCTGATTAGCTTGAGCATCTTTGATTACTTTCTTCTCAGCATCTGTCATAGGCTCAAATCTAATATTAAGAGTTTGACCTGTTATCTTAGTAGTCCATTTATTATTATTAAAATTTTGGTCAATTGTATGTAAAATAAAAGCTATTTTACTTAATCCCTTATCAGGACCATCTTGAATTATATAAGAACTAGGTAATGAATCTTCAGGAATTACAAAGGCAGAGTGAGGTATTATTCCACTTAACCCATCCATTTCTAAACTAAAATCTAGAGGTAATATAACATCACCAGTGAAGGCATTATCATCTCCGGATTTTAAAGGGTCGGAGTATATTTCTCTGTAGGTGTTTAAGCAAGAGTCTAATTTATCTGTGTTAAATTTTAAAGCCATATGTTGTATTTTTTATATTCTAGGCCCGGTGAATGTTACAGTTCCATCAGAATTACGAATTTCATCTGCAACTCCACTTGCTTGTAAAGTTGCATTAGTAGCTGCTGTTTGGGCTGAAGATTGAGCAGCTGCTGTTTCTTCTTCAGTTTTAGCTCCCCCAATTCCATCGTATATTTTTTCTATAAAATCTCTTAATTCAATATATCTTTGATTAGAACTATCATTAGTTTTAACATTATTATTAGAATCAGTAGCAGCATCTACCACTACAGTATCTAATCTATTATATAGCCCTTTATTTAAGTGGGAAAAAGATAAGGCATTTTCTGCCCCCTGCACTCCATAAGGTTGGGCTTGAGCTGCTATAACTATCATTGCAGCTGTGTTAGGTGCAATTTTTGAAGTATAGTTAAAATTATATGCTAAACTTTTTGTACCCAATACTGGGATCTGGGTGTATGAAGGTATATTTTGTGTTGGGCTTGATACTTTCCTATCATCTAATATTCTTATACATCTTGAATCATCATCGGGTACTATTCTAAATTCATTGTACCCTCCAGTAGCTTTAGAGATTCCATCTAATATATCTTTTAAGAAATCTATAAGATTAACATTTCCTCTTTGATCTGCAGTTCTCCATTTTTTTAATATACCTGCTACCCAATCTATATTTACTAAAGTCCACATAAATCTTCCTCCAGTACCATTATCATCAAACCAATTAAAGTTTTTCTTTATATCTTCAAAGGTTTGAGAAGTTATTCCAAAAGGCAATTTATTTGAACCTATTAAACATACTGAGGGGTCTAATGAACAATGTCCAGGGAATGTGTAGCACCTGTTTGTTTCAGCGTTTACATCTATATAAATGTATGGGCGTTGTTGGGTTCTATCTTCTCCTTCGTTTCTATGGAATAGCATTCCGTTAGATAAAGTTAAAAGTAATAAATGACCTAAAGTGATGTAAACTTGTTCTAAACCTTTAGAACTTATATCATTAGCATTTAATGATTCTCCATTAATCTCATACCCCATAATTAATCTTCCAAAAAATGTAGAAGGGTATAAAAGAGGAGGAACATCAGAATCTATATCACCTTCAGTATTTTCACTTATACCAGGTTTATTTATTAAACGATAATGATACCCCTTACGTTGCAATTCTGTATTATAATCCCAACTAGTTCCTAACCAATAACTTAAATTACCAAGAAAGGGTTCTATAGATGATAGATATTCAGGTGTGGTTTCAATTTTAAAATTAATATTTTCCCCACTTGTTACATCTTTAGAATAAATGTTATATAAAGCAGAATTTAATAAAGATTGATTTTGATCTGCTACTACAGGATAAACTGAGGATGTTATTTGGGATTGTTCAACAGTTGAATTAGCTTTACTAGGGAACTCTCCTGATAGATTAATTTTTAATGATTCTAAAATATCTCCGGCTCCAACTAATTGGACTTGGCATTTAAATGAACCATTATCGGCTAATGAATATGTAAAGTTTTTAATTGTACCCCAAGTAGCATCATAATTTCCACTATGTTGTATCCTATGGGCTGTAATTTTTTCCATTAATTCTTCTTTGGTCTTAATTCCATAGAAGGGAAGAGGAGTAGGAACATTTTCAATCTTTTCAGTGTCATTATCTATATAAAAGGTATGACCCCATTCTACTAAAAGCCCAAATCCAAGTTTCATATAAAGAGCTTCCATTATATTAAGTTGCTCCATGTTATAACAAACAAAATCAATAGTAGTTTCTTTTAATGTACCTAATTTACCACCGGTTTTAATGGATATTCCAGTTATACCGGGCATTGGTTTATATCCAAAACTTTCACTTCCTCCTATCCCATAAGCACCATCAGAACTTAATCCTGAACGAAGATTGAATTTAGTAGGACCCTCAGTATGATCTATAAGACCAGCTTGTAATATGTACTTTTTAGATAAGGCATCACCATGTAATCCCCCAAATTTGTTATTATCATACTTAACATTAACCCCAGAACTTACTCTTATCCAAACATTTTTATTGGTAAGCCATTGTAATTCTTGTGAGCTTCTATTTTCGGTATTAACAAGTTGTTTTCGTTTTTCTATTTGGGTTGCAACATAAGGTTGAAAAGGAGAACCTGCTATGTTAGTATAATCTAAACTAGCCATAACTTTATATATTATTTGATTGATTGTATTTCATTAGCATATCTGATAGATTCTTAGGGATTCTCAAATATACCCCCTGTGGTGGAAATATAGAATCCCCTGCTAAATTATTAACCATAGCTATAACCCACCATAAAGTAGCGTCTCCATAGAAATCATGAGCAATATTATCCAACCTATCAGTAGTACCAGTCAAGATGTAGTTATCATCTGCTTGAGCCTCAATATTAGGATAATATGTTGGTTTATACATGGTTTTACCTGATGTGGAGGTAATACCGGTATCGGATTTCATTGTGGATATAATTTGATATCTACTTGGCATAATTTATGTTTTTATATAAATATGCAAGATAAAAAAGGCTCCTAATGGAGCCTATTCAGAGAATTCAAAATCTTTTCTAGATAAATAGTTATTAGCTACTTTATCAGAAATTATTATTGGTTCTTTAAGACCTTTTTGGGGTAATTTATCCATTATAGGTTTAAAGCTCATTTGAATTTTTAATATTTGTGGAACTTCCATTTGGAGTTGATCACCTGTAAGATTGTTATCACTATTTTGTTGTCTTAATTCAGGTTGACTCATTTTAATCTCCCAAGGGTAATTATCTTCTACGCTTATATTCATAGAGGTGATAACACCAGGTGTTCTATAAAAGTATTCTCCTATAGTTAATTTATGGATAGTACCTCTCATAAAACCTTGACCACTATAATCTGGGAGTAAGGTAGATGCTAAGTAGTTTACTTTTTGGTAAATTTTTTCCATTTCCTGGACAGATTGAGCTGCTACCACAAAAGTAAATCCTACTTCTCTGGTAAATCCTTGATAAGTGTAAAAGTTTTCACCTCTACCCATATATCTTTGGGCATTCCATTCGGCTCCTATATTGTCAGAGAAGTTAGTAATATATGCTCTAAAATGCATTCTATTAGTTTCATCAGGATAACCATTGTCTATGGATTCTATACAGAATTTAATTAAATCTCTAACTGAGGGGTCATCATCTTCAACAGGCTGATCAATATTTCTTCTGTAGATAGGAGACATATTAATTTGATCTTGGGTTTGGTTTGTAGAAAGTTGATAAAAATTATTTCGTTCATCACTCTTTCTAGTTCCAGGACTACCAACTCCAATTCTAGATTCTATATTATACCCATTTCCGTCAGGACCCCCTGTTGTATAACCAACAGTAGAAGCTAAAGCTGAAGCATCTGTTTTAGATCTAAAATCTTGTAAATCATATCCAGGCCCAGAAATAGCTTTAGAGGATAATAACTTACTATAAGCCATAGTATTACTAAAATAATGGATATCTCCTGGATAAGTGTGTGGATCCGAGTCAGGATTCTTTTCGGGTCTTATAAAAGATGGAGAAGATTGTTGAATTAAAGTGTTTCTACTTGGGTCTCCTACAATTACAATACTATTAAAATCAGTAGATAATTCTGGTATTTTAGAATTCAAGATGTATTTTGTAAGACTAGAATATCTACTATTAACTCCCTCAAAATCAGTTTTTGAGAAAAAATTAAATCCTGGAGTGTAAGTCTTATTGTAAAATGGTCCTTCTTTAAAATTATTAAAAGAAGTTGAGGTATTTATAGAAACTCCCTTAAAGTCAGTTGCTTTAAATATAGTTGTATTACCATCTCCATACAATGAATCTGGTCCCATTTCATAGTCAAATAATATATTATCACTATTAGTTGCAATTCCTAATTTGGTTGCAGCATCTAAAGAATTGATTATGTTATCTGTATTAGAATTTAACTTTAAATTAAATAAAGTAACTAATCTATTATTATTTGATTCTTTATGGGATACAATGTATTCGTATTTGTTTTGTAAACCATCAGGTCCTAATTCGTTTGCATTAGATCCAGCTCTTGGTATATGAATACCAGTACCTTGTTCAAATACTTGTGCTAATAAATTAGCATTTAAGTTATAGGTTTGGGTATTTAACCTAGAAGTTCTACCTCCGGTTTCTATTCTTGGATTTGATTTTTGTAATCCTACTTGTTTAGCAGTAAATATAGACCCCTTGGGAAAATCAGTTAAAAAACGTGATATTCTTACAGAGTCTTCAGTAGATGCTATAGTCGAGTATTTCCCACCCCTTAATGGCCAATCCGCGCTTGCTCTTGCGATACCAGCAAGATATTCACCCTCAGGTGAATCCTCTGGTAATCCTGGTTTTATGTAAGGAAGACCACTAGAGCCTCCTCCCTGAACATCGTTTCCGAATCTTAGAGATTTTAGATTGGTTTTGAGGTTAATTATACCCATTTATTTTATTTAGGTAAATTATCACTATAATGATTTCCTGGTGCACTATTGAATATGCTAGTGTTAAGAGGGTCTGTTTCTTCTAAACGTGAAGGTACATAAGTTCTAGGTGGTGCTTGTAAACCTTGTACTCCACCTACTACAATTTTAGTCCCTACATTTGGGTTACCAGTAGTAGAGAATAAATTATGGCGAGTAAATCCTGGTGGGTTAGCATTTACAGTTGAAGGGACAGTTTTCCCACTATATCCTAAATCGCTCTCTCCGGCATTTAATAAATTAAGTAATCCCATTGTGTTATATTTTAATGTTTATAATAAATATTGTTAACCTATACTCCTACGTGTATTTTGTCCAGCTGCGGATTGCTGATAAATTCTAGCATGTTCGTTTACATCAAAATATGTAGTGGCTTGAATAGGATTAGCAGCAACAGCTTTAGCTACAGCTGCTCCTAATTTTTCATAATCAATTGTTGGAGATGAAGATGCGGCCGTAGCAGCATTTATTTTATTTAATGGTGTTACAGTAGCACCAGGTTTAGCTGATAGAATTTCTGGTCCGTTTTCTCCTACTAAGATGCTTCCTGCCCCTGTTACTGTCCCACCTACTGCTAGGCCAGGTACTGTTGGGGTTTGAGGTGTTGTAAATTTATTAACTATAGCCATAGTTGCGGCTATTCCAGCTATTATACCCAGAGCTCCTAACCCTAATGTTAAAGCATTAGCAGTTGCTATGGCAGCTGCGGCTCTACCTACTTCTAACCCTAATAAAGTAGCTGTTGGAGCAATCATACCAGCTATAGCTATTACGGATTTACCTACAGAGGTAGCAAAATTTACTGCCATTATGGTAGTTATAGCCCCCATTATACCATATAAAATCCAGGCATTGTCTATTAAACTGGTCATCATTTCTAGGGGACCAGCTAACAGTTCTGTCATCTTATTGATAGAAGTGTTAATACTTTCTTGAAGAGATAATCGTTTGATATCCCCTTCTTGAAGGTGCATATTTTTAGCTATCTGGGCATCTGTAAGACCAAGTCTTCTTTGATCCGCCATATACATTTCAGCCAATTTATCTCTAGATATCCCTAATACCTTAGCTGCTGCTTCTTGTTCTATTCGATTTCCGGTAGCAAATGAATTTATTATAGCTTGATTTTTACCTATTTCTTTAGTTAACTTTTCAGTTTGACTAGTCATAGCATAATATCTAGCAGCCTCTAAATTGATTTGCTTACCTGATATTACTTCATATTCAAATTCCGAAGCAATAGATTGTTCAATGTTTAATAAAGAGTTTGCTATTCCCTCTACTTCTGATAAATTTAGTCCTAAATCTTTAGCGCTAGTAGCAGCTTCTGTTATTCTTGCAGTACTATTTCCTAAAGATGCTGCAAGAGCTGTTGAGGTGCTGTATACCTCCCTCATTATAACTCCTTGAGCTAAAGCTGATCTATTAGTGGCATTATGTTCCTTAGTTCCCTGTTTAATGGAGGCATTCATTTGGTCAATAGTTTGACCATTAACTTGGGACATGATAGCTGCTTTATTAGCTTGCTCTTGAGTCATACCCATAGCTTTAACCATTTCAGCAGCTGATGCTAGTGTATCAGGAGTGAATATAGCTGCGGCGTTCATTCCGGTTTTTTCCGTTAAAGATGCGGCAGTTTGAATGTAATCAACACTAGATATTAGCCTAGTGTTCATCTGATCCAACAATGGGATAGTGCCTCCTGTTAGATTTTTAAATTTAGTTTGAGCTTCATCTAATTTAAAGAAACTTTGAACAACCTTAGTTATAATAGCATCGGTCATATTTACTAAAGTAAATTGTTCCTTTAAAGCTATTGCTATATTTTTATACTTGGAGGTACCTTTTTCTAACTCCTTATTCTGTTCAATTAATGCATCTTTTTGAGCTAATAGGTTTTTAAGAGCTTTTCCTCCAAAACCATATCTTATTTGGGAATCTGATAGATTTCTTCTATTTAGAGAAACCATTTCTTTTCCTATATCCTGTATGGCATCTTGGTTTAACTTATATTCAAGTCTAGCTCTTTTAGTAGCTTGGATAGCATCATTTATGGGTTTAGATATCCCCATAAATCCTAGTTTTTCTAGGAATTTTCCTGCCCCCTCTAATCCAACCCCCATTAACCCTATTTCTTTGTTTACTTGGGATTGAAGTTCTATAGTTCGATTTAAACTTTCATTAAATGCCTCTCTTTCATTTAGAGCAGCTTGAGCTTCTATTAAATTTCTACTATTTAATTGTCCACTTTGTACAGATATCTTTAACTCTTCAAACTTTATTCTAGCTTGATTTTGGAGATTTTTAAGTTGTTTTTCAGATAAATCTTTTTCCCCTCGTCTATAATCTACTACTTGTCTGGAAATGTCTGATATACCCGATAAGGATTTTTTAGCTGAGTTTAGGTAAAGATTTTGGCGAGACAATTCATTAACACTATCTCTGAAACTTTTAGATATGTAATCTAAATCACCCGAAACTTCTCTGAATTCATTTCTTAAAGCTTTAACAGCCAGTAAAGCCTTATCTAAGTCTTGGAAAGGGGTTAAGGGTTTTTCCCCTAATTGTCTTCTAAGATTTGCAATTTCCTGGTTTAATGCGTTTATGTCTTGAGCCATGTGATTTTAGTATATAATATAAATATGAAACAAAAAAATCCCTTCTATTTAGAAGGGATATTTGCATTATAAGTATTGGTTTGTGGTATGTTAGGTCTAGCTATCTCGTTAACACTTTTATTAGTTAACATATTATTTTGCTCATCTATCTTTTCTTGCTCTTTATCATAATGTTCTTTTAACTTATTAAAAGTAAATGTTCGAAGCCAAATAGGCATTTCATATACGGTATCCCAATCATACCCCCCCTTACCATTAAATACTATTTCATGTATTTGGGAAAATAAATTTATTCTATGATTCGAAGTCAGGCCAAAAAAAGTTAAGGCTGATTGGTACAGCGATGTCCTCCCCTTCATCACCTTTAATAGTTAAATTAATATCTGGAGATATCCTTTTTATCTCTTGGCGTAGTGCTCTTGAATCTCTTGCTAGTAATTCATTATCAACAAATTCTCTTATAATTTTTCTATCTTTATCTCCATTAACTGAAGTAATTATGTATTTTAAACGCGTAGAAATTTCAGGTGCACTACCATTAGGAAATAATTTTTTCAATCCTTTTAATTCGGCTTCTATCGCTGCTTCATCACCATGGGTTAGGATTTTGTATCCAACTTCTAATTTAGATGCTGGTAAAGTGAAGTAGAATTCATTACCTTTAGTATAATCTACATCTTCAGGTAATTCTTTGTCTTTTAAAGTAGTTAAATCTACTTTATGTAATTTTCCTCCTGATTCGAATTCATAATCTTGGCCATACCCTAGAACTCTAGAGGCAATTAGAATAGCATTTTTATCACCAATTACCATATCTTTTAAATCTACTTTAGACACAATAAGTGAATCTAATAGTTTATCTAATACAGTACCTTGTTGAATGTAATTGGAGTTAGTTAGGATATCTTCTTCTCTTGCCCCCATGTACTTCATTTCAATAGTACCACTTGAAAGAGGATTGTCTTTTGAGTAAAGTAGACCTTTTGAAGGCAGTTCTACCATTTCGGTAGGAAATTTTGGTTTTGTAACTTGATTTTCCATAAATTATTTTAATGTTTATATATAAATATAGCGAAAATAAAAAAACCCACCAAAATGGTGGGTTAATTTTAAAGTATAAGGATATGATCTAGAAATTCAAGATGCAATAATCCATAGCTAAAGTACAGTTGATTTCTGCTGCAGCTTCACCTTGTGACCAATCGTAGTCTCCAAATGTTGCTGTTTTAATAAATGCACCTTTTATAATCCATTCACCAACTACGTCACCTACAGGACCTAGAACATTCATTGTGATATCTTTTTTATAGAAATCTGAATATCCATCTCTACCCGTTACTGATTCGTGAGATAAACGCATCCATTCCATCACTGCTTGTGATCCTGCTGGAGCAATTGGATCGTATAATGATAATGTGATATCATTCCATCTAACTTTACCTTTTATTTTACGGTAAACATTAATGTGGTCAAGTGTGATTTCACCAGCATCGAATCCAGGAGCTGAAGCTTTCTTAATCATATAAGCTGGGATTCCTTCTATATACATTATAAACCTATTTGCTACTTTTGGTTCAAAAGCCGTAAACATTATCTCATTGGGATTTAATACTGCCATGTTATATTTTTATTTTTAATTGTTATCTAATTATTTGTTTATAATAAATATTAAAGAATAGAGGAAAATATTATATTTTGTTTGATTTTTGTCTATTTTGAGTTTTAGTTAAAGGTTGCAAATTAGTATAATGAAAACATTGTTTTTGTTGCTCAATATCTTGCATATTAAAACTATCACAAGGTATTATATGATCCACTTCCCAATAAGAACCGTGATTACCCCAATTCATCTCCTCTTTAAATTGTTTTTCTAAATGTATTTTTACTTCTTCTAAAGAACAACCTAATAGTTTTATTATGTTAGAATCCTTATAAGTTTTATTTTTTTTTAATACTTCATTTAATCTAGTACCTAAAATTATTCTTAATTTGAATTTGGGGTCAGTATTATAACGATTTTTTCTATAATTATTATAATATTCAGGATTGTTCTTTAAATACCTAGCAGTAGATAATCTATTCTTCTCAGGATTTATCTTCTGATAATTTGTGGTACATTTTATATGTTTTTCTCTATTTAATTCATACCAGATTTTAGCATTGGAATTTATTTTTTCTTTATTATTAATATAGGACTTATTATTAATAAGTTTCATACATTCTCTACAAGTATTAGAATACCCATCTTCAGTTCTTTTATTTTTATTAAATAAAATATATTCTTTTTCGGATTTACAACTATTACAACATTTCATGACATTATTTCGTTAGGGTTTCATATAAATATGAATAAGAAAGGCTCCCTTATGGGAGCCTTAATAATATTAAATAAATTGATTTTTATACAAAAGTCGCACCTGTTGGTGTAACATTAAAATCTAATATAACAAACTCGGCAGTTCTTGTAGGTTGGATAAAAATCTGTCCTAACAATTGATTTCTATCTATTACATCAGCAGTATTGTTACTTTCGTCCATTACTACTTTGTAAGAGTATAAACCTTGTCTTTGTTGAATTGATTCAAGATAAGGATTTACTTGTCTTAAGAATCTATTTCTTGTAGCGATTGTATTTTGTTCAAACACTAAATTATCAGCAACTTGACCAATATATGATTTCAATTCAATTAACAATCTTCTAACATTAATTCTATCTAAAGCTGATGCTTTTTTCTGTAATGTTTTCTGACCATATGCTACTACACCTTGTCCAGGGAAAGTAGCGATTGAATTAACTTTTCCATCATATAAAGTATCTCTATCTGATGGAGATAATTTTCTTTCAGCTTGGATTACACTTAAACTACCTCTTGTAAATCCTGCAGGTGCGAACCATGGAGCAGAGATTCTATCATTGTAAGCAAATACACTTGGAATGATTGTTGAAGGTGGAACCCATGTTAATTTTCCAGTATTAGGAGCACTAACTTGAACCCAAGGATAGTATGCAGCAGCATAGCTACTATCAATTGCGGTAGCATTGTTAACTACAGTAGCAATTGTATCTCCTAAAGAAGACATATCAACTATAGCAATACAATCTCCTCTATCAGAAGCCATGTTAGTTAATGATGTAATTATAGCATTTCCTGTGGTAGCGCGTACTCCAGGAGTAGTAACAATATTGAATTTAAATTCATCTGTATTACCTAATAAAGAAATTGAAGATGTATAATCACTATTAGTTAAACCATATACACCACAATTTACTCCTGTAGCTCCACCAAATGAACCACTAGCAACTACTGGTAATGATGAAGTATATTGAGGTTGTGGATTTCCATTATTATCAAAATAATTTGGAGTAGTTAAAGATATAGATTTTACTCTTACATATCTTGATTTATTAGTGTAATCACCTGTAGTTTGAGTATATCCATTATCTGTAGTAACAGATTGGTTACCAATTACTGCTTCAATATAGTTAGATTGGTTTGGATCTAATGATAAGTTACTCCATGATTCTAATATTACTTTAGAATTAGGGTTATCATCTCCTCTTCTAATTAATAAATTAAATGTACCACTACCAGAACTAGAATTCGCAATTTCCCATCTTACATTGCTAGATGAACCTGATGCTAAAGTTCCGCTTACCTCAGTACCACCAGCACTATTTGCAGAAATTCCAGATGAAAGAGTTTCTAAAGAGAAACATGCTGCAGATCCTGATGCTGCTATACTACTTGTTGCAGGAGCAAAAGCTCCACTTACTGCTCTGGTTACTAATAAAGTGCTACCTCCTTGTTGAAAGTAATTATAAGCAGAGATTGAAGTTAAGTATTCATAAGATGCCCCACCACTAATGAAAGACCCACCAAATTTATTTAGATAGTCACTGTATGAAGTAACTAAAGTAGGTATTCTAACAGGACCTTGTACAGTTGGACCAACAATAGCTGCACCTGCAGTTATAGGGCCCTGTGTAATTTGCGATTGGTCATTTTCTCGGATTAATAATCCTGGAGATAAAAGAGTTTCAGCCATTTTTTAATTATATTTAAATTGTTTACTTTGTTTAATAATAAATATTAAAAAAGGGTTCAAAACCTATATTTTATGAATATATTATATCTCCTTCTTTTAGATCTATTTGAACATCACCATAAGCTTCTTTTAGCTTTTTGCTAAGTTCTACCTCAATTGCAGTCAATTGCTCGTATTGAGATTTTAAATACTGTTCTTCTTTTTCAAGTTGAAGTTTTTTAAATGCTAATTGCCCTAATTGTGCAATTAAAACTTCAGATTGATTTTGAAATTTAGTTAATTCTTGTAATTCTGATTCTTGTAACTTGCTTGGTTTAATCATAACGTTTTTAATTATTTAGTTTTTATCTTATTTGTGTTGCAGTAAATATTATCGACGGACATATTGGTATATTTCCTGCTGCTGGTAGTGTTGGAAATGTTGTATTTGCTTGATTACTTTCCCATGCAAGTTCTACATAGTCTCCTGCTGAGAATGTTTTCATAAAGTTCCAAGAAGGTACTACTGAGTCATTATTTGCTGTTCGAAGTCTAGTTCCTGATTCTGGTATGTTTACTCCATTTTTCTTAAACCAAATATAAACTGTAGCTGCGGTACCTGTTTCTAATTGTGCTGAAAATTCTAAGTTATAAACTCCACCGTTTGCAAAAGTAACTCTACTTCCACTTACAACACTCACTCCTACTGCTTCATCTAGTGTGTCTAATTGAAATGAGTGAGATACGTTAGCTGATCCTGATAGGGTTGTATTGTTTTGGAATGCTCCGTAATTGTACTGTTTATTACCACCAAAGTAGAAATCACTACCACTTGCTACTTGTAGAGAGCCTGTTACTTGAAATGTTGATCCTGATGCAAATACTAAATTACTTCTACTTACATCCGATGTTCCATTTCCAATTATAAAAGCGGATTGGGCTGATGATGATATATTATATTGTCCTTGAACATGTTGATAAGAACCCGATGCTACTGTATAATACCCTTCTGCGTGTGATGCAGTTGCAAATGCTTTTGTATATTCTCCCTCTGCGTGTGAATACTTTCCTGAAGCTGTTGTAAAGTATCCTTCTGCGTGGGATGCTCCTCCAATAGCTATTGAATACTCTCCTTCTGCGTGAGCAGAGGCTCCTGCTGCTATCGTAAATGCTCCTTCTGCGTGAGCAGCTGGTCCTGTTGTGATTGTTCCATCACCTTCAGTGTGCGAGTAGCTTCCAATAGCTACTGTACTAACTCCTTCAGCATGTGAGTAACTTCCTGATGCTAGTGTACTACTGCCTTCTGCGTGAGACATCCCACCTCTAGCTATAGTTTCAAAACCTTCAGCATGGGAGTATTCACCATAAGCGTAGTTGTTATTTCCTTCTGCATGTGAGTAATCTCCTATAGCCTGGCTATAATACCCTTCTGCATGTGAATAGGAGCCTGATGATATGCTATTCTGTCCTTCTGCATGTGAACCAAAACCAGCTGCTAGTGTTTCTGTACCTTCTGCGTGTGATGCCTGTCCACTTGCTATTCCATTAATTCCTTCAGCATGTGATGAGTTTCCGGATGCTACTGTATCTGCACCCTCTGCGTGTGATAGATATCCTGATGCTAATGTTCCTCCTCCTTCTGCATGTGAGTAGTCTCCTATGGATATGGTTTGAAATCCTTCGGCATGTGAGGATGATCCGGATGAAATAGTTTGAGTACCTTCAGCATGTGAAAGTAACCCTACTGCTGAAGTGCCATTACCTTCGGCGTGAGATCCGTCTCCTACTGTCTGTGTAGATAAGCCTTCAGCATGGGAATAGCTTCCTCTGGCTTCAGTGTCATATCCTTCGGCATGTGAGAAAGAGCCTGAAGAAATAGTATTAGTTCCTTCAGCATGTGAGTGTGATCCTGAGGCAAATGTATATTCTCCCTCGGCATGTGAATATAGTCCTGAGGATGTTGTGAATTGACCTTCGGCATGTGAATATGATCCTGATGATAAAGTATAGTATCCTTCAGCATGTGAGGCATTACCTAACGCTACTGTACCTACTCCTTCGGTGTGGGCTGATTCTCCTACTGAATTAGTTCCATCCCCCTCAGCATGTGAGTAATATCCTGTAGCTAATGTAGCATACCCCTCAGCATGTGATAAATCCCCTACTGTCCAAGAATTATAACCTTCAGCGTGTGAATAATCTCCTATTGTTCGATTTCCCCAACCTTCGGCATGTGAATATGATCCGCTGGCTTTTGTTAGATATCCTTCGGCATGAGAATATGATCCTGAGGCTATAGTATTTCTACCTTCGGCGTGCGAGCCATAACCTGATGAAGTTGTAAATAAACCCTCTGTATGAGATGCATCACCAATTGCTCTGGTGTTTGCTCCTTCGGCATGTGATGCATAACCTAAAGTTATAGTATTGCTACCTTCAGCATGTGAGTAGGGTGCTGATGATACAGCTTGACTACCTTCAGCATGTGAGTAATCTCCAGATGAGGTTGTATAAATTCCTTCAGCGTGTGAGTAAAGTCCTGATGATGATACGGATAAACCTTGTGTTAATTGACCATTAAGGTTAAGAATAGTACCATTAAAAGTTAAATTAGATTCTCCATTTATATTACCACCTCCAGTTGCAGTTAATAAGTAATTATTAGAGTTATTAGCTATAACTGTTGATATATTTGAAGCTGTAGCTGCAGTTTGTGCATATGAAGCTGTTCCTAATAATGAACCTGTAACTCCACTGTTGGCACTTATAGATTGAGAAACATATAATGAACCCGATAATACAACAGATCCCGTAATGATGGCTACTGTAGCCCCTGGTATGTTGTATAACCCACTTCCGTCTCCTGAAAATGAACCAGTAAAAGTTCCATTAGTGTTACCACTAATAGATACTGATCCAGTTATTATAATATCATTTGAGGTTGTTCCATTTAAAGCGTTTATTATCCTCAATAAATGTTCAGATCTAATTATCTGAGAAGGTGATATACCTGATGTACTAATTGTACTCATACTTTCAAAGTTTTATTCTCCAATAAATATTACAGTATTAGAGTTAATATTAGAAAATTGAGATTTCAGTTTATAGTGTTGTAATTAATACTAACCCGTCTCCTCCGTCTCCTCCTGATCCTCCAGTACTTCTATAAGATCCACCACCGCCTCCGCCACCGCTTCCAAACGATCCTTTTCCTCCTTTACCTCCAGTTCGTCCAGCTGTAGTTGCTACACCACCACCACTTCCTCCTGTGAAGAACATTGGAATACTCATTGATAGATTGTTAGGCAGAGATGTATATCCTGCAACTCCGTGTATTGTATCATCGGCGGCATTAATAGTTCCTGCAGGTATTGTTGGTAAGAATCCCGATCCTGTTATTAGTCCTGCTGCAAATCCAGTTCCTCCTGCAGAGCATGCTCCTCCTCCGGATGCTCCAGTGGCTATAGATGTTGGGGTTAGATTTGTTACTGTTCCTCCAGTGGTTGTTCCTGCTGTTCCATTTTGTCCAGGTTCCACATTTATTAATCCTAAGTTTCCATTAATTGTTGCTGCAAAACCCCAGATAGTTCCTGCTGTTCCTCCTGCTCCGGGGGTTGACGACCCACCTAATCCACCACCTGTAGGACCTGCTGCCCCATTTTGTAATAGTATGTTTATTGAAGCTGAATCAGGCTGATAACTTACGTATGTAAGTCCTCCTGAAGTACCTGCAGCATCTGCTACCCCACCTGCTCCTCCTTTTCCAATTAATATGTAAAGAGTATCTGGGAGGGTACATGCAAGAAATGTTGCTGAGAGGATAGCTGAGCTAGCTCCTCCTCCACCTCCTGTAGCTGTGTTAATAGCTGAGGTTCTTCCTCCACCACCTCCGCTACCTCCTCCTAATAGGAAAAAGTGTACAATATTGGCGTTTTTAGGTTTATTCCAAACCTTCCAAGTATGCCCATTACCGAGGAATAGGCTACTGTTATTTCTTACAGGTATATTGTTAACTGCACTCATAGTTTACCAGGCTGTAATTATTACTAATCCATCACCACCTCGCCCACCTGGGCCTCCACTAGCTGTAAGTCCTGCTCCACCTCCACCACCTCCACAGCCGTAGGCACCATTTCCTCCTGGTCCTCCAGTGCCAGCTTCCGAAGCTCCTCCACCTGCTCCCCCTGTAAAGAACATTGGTTGACTTTTTGTGGTGTTGTCTAATAGACTAGATTGATATCCTCCACTCCCCGCGCCAGCTGTTGTAGCATCCTGTGTTGCAAATCCTCCTGATACACTATTTAGGAATCCAGATCCTGATATATTACCTCCCACAAAGGCAGCACTAGTCGATGTATTTCCTCCTGATGCTCCCCCACATACAAATGTTGTAGGAATAATACTTGCTCCGGGTACTGAAATAGCACTATTAGCCCCTGCTGTTCCGGCCGCTGCTGTAGCAAACCCTAATTGATTTAAGATATTCCCAGTCCAAGCAGTTTCTCCGGATCCACCATTTCCTCCTCCAGAACCCGCGACAGCTACTACCGTTCCTGATCTCATTAAAATATTTAAAGATGCTGAGTTAGGTTGGACACATACAAATGATGTCATTCCTGATACTCCATTTCCTACGGTAGCACCTCCTATTCCTCCAGCTCCCCCTTGCCCAACAAGTAAGTAAAGTGTATCTGGAAGTTGTGATGCAGCAAATAGTCCTGTTGAATATCCTGCAGAACCACCACCTCCACCACCTCTCCTTGCAGCAGTTGCTAAACCTACACTTCCCGCACCACCACCTGCTCCTGCTCCTAAACAAAATATGTTTACAAACTTGCAGTTGTTGGGTTTGTTCCATACCTGGAAGGTTGAACCACCTTTAGTATAAAATACTTGGCTGTTTGATGCACCATTACTAATATCAAAGAAATCTACCATATAACTTTATTTAGTATTTTCCTGCAATAGCTATACAATCATATCCTGCAGCTACTGTTGTTCCTACTGTTACATAAATTCTATATCCTGGTGGTAATGCTACGTTTACTGGAATTTCATAGATAGATAGAGCTGTTGTTTGTGATACAGTAGTAACTGCTAATGATATTTCATCCCATAGTGTGTTATTATCGGCTGTTGCTATATCTGAACCGTTGTTAATCCAAATTCTAGCTACAGTGGCTATATTAGTTCCTAGTGGTCTAAATCTAAGTTTTTGAAGATAACCACCATTGGTAGCATCTGCTGTAAAAATTAAATAAGAAGTTCCTGATGTTAAGTCTGTTGTGGTGTTTGCTGTTGCTATTGGAGCAGTATTCCATTGAATATCTCCTACTCTTGTCCAAATTGGGGCTGCGTTTCCTGCCATTATATTTTATTTTTAAGTTAAAAAATTCAGTGATTGAAGTGCTGCTACAAGACCTAAGTCTGTAGGAGCTTTATCAGCATGTGAGGCACTTATGGCATATGAACTACTTAATGCATATGAAGCACTTGTTGCTGTATTAGCATATGATGCAGAAGTACTTTCTAAACTATATGAACTACTCAAAGCATATGAGCTACTTAATGCATATGAAGCGCTTGTACTGTTGAAACTATATGAACTGCTTTCGGCATACGAAGCTGTTACACTATAAGATCCACTTAATGCATATGAGCTACTTAGAGCATATGAGGCACTTGTAGCGTTATTTGAATAGGATGCTGATGTACTCGAACTAGCATAAGATGCACTTACACTTACTAGACTGAATGAGCTACTTAAGGCGTAAGATGAACTTAAATTAGTTAACGAATATGAGGCTGAAGTGCTATTATCACTATAACTTGAGGATATAGCATATGAAGCGCTCGTTGCACTATTTGAATAAGAAGCAGAAGTACTAGCTTGACTATATGATGAAGATAGTGCATATGAACTACTAATTGAGTTACTACTCCAAGATGAAGTTCCTATTAAATCTCCTAAAAATGACCCTGTTACTCCTTGTGTTGCGGTTAATGAACCAGTTACTTGAGTAATTGAACCACTGTTGTAGATTGTACCTGGTTGAATGTGATCTGATCCTTGCCCTACTGCTACAAAATTACTGGTCATTCCAGTTTCATTTCCCAACCCTGAAGTGTTCCTTGGACCTGAAATTAGCATTCCCCCGTCGTAGGTAGAACCTGAAGGATTTGAGTAAACCCATTTATTATTTTGTGAGTCCCAGAGCAAAGATCCAGTTGATGAATTACCAAATGATCCAGAATCTATTACTGTGATTCCTCCAAATCTAGATGAAGGATTATCTGTATTTAAAACTATTATGTTTGTGCCTATAGATACTACAGAAGCTGTTACATATGCAAAGGAGGCTGTCCCTATTATTTGTAGGTTTCCATTAATTACTCCTCCAGTTAATGGTAAGTAATTTGGGGCGTAAGAAGCAGTTTCTGAGTACGAACTTGATAGTGCAGTAGCCGCATACGATGCACTTACAGCAAATGATGCAGTTTCAGGTACATTCAACGCATAAGATGCGGTAGTAGCATAAGATGCACTTATGGCAAACGATGCAGTTGCAGGCACGTTTAATGCGTAAGAAGCTGTTAAGGCGTATGATGAGCTCAAACTACTTAGTGAGTAAGAAGCGCTTGTAGAATTATTCGAATAAGATGCTGTAGTGCTTGAACTGGCATATGATGCGCTTGTACTTGTTAAACTATATGATCCACTTAAAGAATAGGATGAGCTTAAGCTGTTCGCGGAATATGATGCAGTGATTGAATTGTTACTCCAAGAAGCTGTCCCAAATAAAGATCCAGTTATTCCTTGTGTTATATTTAATGAACCTGTTACTTGTACTAAGGTTCCAGCTGCAAATATTAGGTTACTTCTGTTACTAGTTGAAGTTCCATTTCCTACTATGAAAGCTGCATCTATTGAGGACGATCTATTATACTGACCTTGTACGTGTTGATAAGGTCCTGATGCTACTGTATAGTACCCTTCTGCATGAGAATATTGTCCTGATGCGGATGTAAAATTCCCTTCAGCATGTGACCCAGGTCCTGATGCTACTGTATAGTACCCTTCTGCATGAGAATATTGTCCTGATGCGGATGTAAAATTCCCTTCAGCATGTGACCCCTCTCCATTTGCTAATGTTTGGGATCCCTCTGCGTGTGAGTATACTCCGGATGCCATAGTCTTATACCCTTCAGCATGTGAGTAGTTTGCTAATGTGGTACTTTCTAAACCCTCTGCATGTGAGTTAAATCCTGATGATGTTGTGTATAGGCCTTCTGCGTGTGAGAATAATCCTGAGGCTCTTGTGTTACTTCCTTCTGCATGCGAGTAATCTCCTGATGATATTGTGTTACTTCCTTCTGCATGAGAATACTGTCCTGATGCCGTTGTATACCTACCTTCAGCATGAGAGGAGTATCCTGATGCAGATGTAGCATAGCCCTCGGCGTGTGAATAAGCTCCTCCAGCTGCAGTACTAAATCCTTCAGTGTGTGAATAGTTTCCTGTAGATACTGTTGAATGCCCTTCGGCATGTGACCAATCTCCTACTGCTTTAGTACCTCCCCCTTCTGCATGGGAATACCACCCGGATGCTGATGTAGAGTTTCCTTCGGCATGTGAGATGTATCCAGATGCTATTGTATTAAAACCTTCAGCGTGTGACCCACCTCCTACGGCTTGGCTACCCCACCCTTCAGTATGGGAGTAATCTCCTATAGCTGAGGTATTGGTCCCTTCAGCATGTGAACCATACCCTGATGATATTGTATTATTTCCCTCAGCATGAGAAGCTTCTCCTGAGGATATTGAATAATTACCCTCAGCATGAGATCCATCTCCAGAAGCTAGAGTGGAAAACCCTTCAGCATGTGAACCATACCCTGATGCTGTTGAACCTGAAGCTGTAATGTCATAAGGGTCTTGTGCTCCTTCAGCATGTGAATATGATCCTGATGCTGTTGTATAAAATCCCTCCGCATGTGATCCAGTTCCGAATGCAATGCTTCCTGATCCTTGACTTAAAGATCCAGTTATTACTTGATTTCCTATAAAGATATTTGAACCAGTAGTTGCAAATGTTCCAGATACTGCTGTAAAAACAGGATCTGTTTCTTGATAATATGAAGCAGTATATGAATAAGAAGAACTATTACTCTGCAATGCAAATGAAGAACTAGTACTCATAATACTCCAAGAAGAAGTACCGTAGAGAGACCCTGTTATCCCTTCAGTCACTTCTAATGCACCTGATATTATCAGTGAACCAGAGTATGGTGATAAGTTTTCAATAGAACCTGATGGTCCTTGGGGTCCTACTGAACCCGAAGGTCCTTGGATACCTTGAGAACCAGATGGCCCTACTGAGCCTGACGGTCCTTGTGAACCCGACGGTCCTTGAATACCTTGGATTCCTTGAATACCTTGTGAGCCTGATGGTCCTATTTCTCCTTGAATACCTTGAATACCCTGTGATCCAGAAGGTCCTGTTAATCCTATTGGACCTTGTGAACCCGATGGGCCCTGAGAGCCTGATGCTCCAGTTAATCCAATCGGTCCTTGTGAGCCTGATGGTCCTATTTCTCCTTGGGGTCCCTGTGAACCAGAAGGTCCTTGGATACCCTGTGAACCTGATGGTCCTGTTAACCCAATGGGTCCTTGTGATCCAGATGGCCCTGGAATACCTTGAATACCCTGGATTCCTTGTGAACCTGAAGGTCCAATTTCTCCTTGTGGGCCTTGTGAACCAGATGGGCCTTGAATACCTTGGATTCCTTGAATACCTTGTGAACCTGAAGGTCCAATTTCTCCTTGAGGACCTTGTGACCCAGAAGGTCCTTGAATACCCTGAATACCTTGTGAACCCGATGGACCAACTAATCCTTGTGGTCCTTGTGATCCGGATGGCCCTTGAATACCTTGTGATCCAGATGGACCAATTAATCCCTGTGGTCCTTGAGAACCTGACGGACCTGGTACCCCCTGAACACCTTGTGGTCCGGGAGCTGTTACTTCTACTACTTGGGTGGTTAGTTGTACTACATCTACAAAAGTAGGATTATTAGGATCAGTTACAGTTATGTAATTAATCTTCTCTTCAATTGAGATAGTATTTGTATTTAAGGATATGTTAACTGACATATTGTTATCTCTATCGGGTTACCTCTTTACTTAATGTAATTTGTCCTTCTAATATTCGGGTAACAGTATCACCTGATGATATTTCTAAATCGTATCTTGCAGTTTGAAAATTAAAAACCGATGAAGAAGCAGCGGATATATAGATTCCTATCGATCCGCTTGTTGGTGGAGTTGATCCATTACTTCCGCTAAAATTTAATCCAGTTCCATCCGCAGCTAGTGAGCTAGAAAGTGTAGCATAGGTTACAGGATTATTATCTGCAAAATTAGATCTAATTTGCATTTTGCCAGAATACCCTGTTAAATTAATAGGTAAACTATTAGGATCTTTATATTGAATTTCAAAATCTAAGGTAGTTCCTTGCTCTATAGTAAATGAGTATTTTCCAGCTGCCATATTTTTATATTATAAATGTATTTAATATAAATATGTGGAGTATTTAATTATCTACATTGACCTGTTCTTGATTCTCTATAATTTCATCTTCCTCTACCCACATTGAGTAGTCTCCGTTTAAAGGAACATAAATTTCTTTAGCTCTTATTTCTGGGTCTTCTGATTTGTTCACTAATTCTTTACCACTATCTGCAGTAATATGTATGTAGTAATCTGGTATAGTCTCTATTTTCATATATTTGATTTTCATTGCTTACTATTATACAACAGTCCAACCCTTTCCTGTTGCGATTGCTATTTCTCCTGCTGTCAATGCTGCTCTTCCTGGGTTAGTTGATACGTTTATTGTTTGCGCTCCTGCTGCTGTTCCTAGATTGTTAAATATGGTTACTATATTAGCTTGGCTTAGGGACATACCACTGTAGGAATGTCCTCGTGTTGCATTGATAATATTACTTTTACTTAACGTTGTGTTATTAGTTAACCAAGAAGTAAAAACAGTACAAACTGGTAAACTAAAAGCTGGAAGTTCTCTTAAATTCCAACAGTTTTGAAATGTTTGATTTAGTGTTGTTACGTTTGCAGTATTTAATGCAGGTAGGTATATTAAACTATTACAACCATTAAACATACCTGTCATATTAGTAGCTGCAGTAGTATTTAGTAAAGGGATTTCTGTCAAACTATTGCAACTAGAAAACATTGAAGTAAAATTACTTCCAGAGGCAGTGTTAAGAAGTGGTATGGTTGTTAATGAACGGCAGGTACTAAACATTGTAGTAAAGTTAATTCCTTTACTTGTATCGAATAATGCCACTGTCTCTAATGCATTGCATTGAAAAAACATACTTGTAAAATCAGTTACGTTTGATGTTCCCATTCCAGTTACGGTTGTCAATGAATTACAATTAGGGAATAAACTTGCAGCTGATGTTCCTAAAGTAAGATTTGGTGCAATTTTTAAAGATGCACATCCGTCAAACATAGAAGAAACATTTGTTGAGCTTGACAAATTAAAATTAGGAACATTTTCAAGATTATAACACCCAGAAAACATCAAGTTAAAGTTAGTTCCAGCACTTGTATTAAAATTATTTACTTCTACCAGTGCATAGCAACTCTGAAACATATTATTAAATGCAACACAATGGCTTGTTTCAGTTGGCTCTATGTAAACTGATCTTAAATTAAATAAATTGGTGCACCAGTTTTGTGGATTTTGCGTACCCATTTGACGAACTGTTATCTTCTCTAGTCTTGCGTATCTTACATTATTAACTCCACCACTAAATGTAGGTAGTGCACTTGGCGTTCTAATATCAAACTCTAGCCATCCTGGTGCATACGATTTAGCCAATGTTGGGTGCTGAACACCAAAACTAACAATGGTTAAATTCTGACCTGCTTGTGGTGTTATTCTTACTAAAGCTTGTCTAAAACCCTTGCTTGTCAATGTTCCTGATGGTAGTGAAGAAAATGTATGTTGATAGGATGCAACTGCATTTGAAGCATAGTTTGTAACGGTTCCATCACCCCAATCAACAGTATAATTGCCTTGACATTGTAAAGCAACATAATTTCCACCATCATCATATACAGCCATCAATCCAATAACTTCTTGAGTACCTGGTGTTGGCATTGCTAACCAGTCTGCAGGTCTTGTCCAGGAGGATGATGAACCTGTAGATGCAGTACTTCCTGATTGAGGTAGTCTAAAAGTTCCTACTGCCATTATTTGAAAATATTAAAAGTTACTATTATATCACCTGTTGGTGCGTTTGTTGCATACATGGTTACAGTCTCACTTGCACTTAGAGTTGAAGGTAAAATATCTGCAGCTCTTACAATTGATATACTTGAAGTTGCAGGTATTACATCTACTATACTTGTAGCTGTTATAATTGCATTAGAGTAAACGTAGTTGTAGTAGCTACCTGTAAGTGACCAACTTCCTGATGCTAATGTTACTGGTGTTATTTGTGTTACTGTAAGTGCATTAGTTGCATAAGATGCAGTGAGTGCGTACGAAGCACTAGTTGAGTTCAGTGAATATGAGGAACTTTCTCCGTTTAGTACATAAGAAGCTGTTCCAAATAATGAACCTGTTATTCCTTGAGTGACTATTAATGATCCTGTGACGTTTGAACTTCCTTCTGAGAAGAATCCGTTCTTAATTATAAATTCGTTTGGCATATCTGTTCCCTATCCGAGATAATGTTTATGTTGTATTAATAAATATACTATAATTGGTATCTTGATCTTGTTGCGTTATAGTGTTGTAGGATTTCTTCAGCTGATAGTACTCTGGTGTATATTGCAGTTTGTGCTATTCTTCCTGTGTATGGGTCGCTATCAACACCACCAACGTTTCTAAATCCTAAATGAAACTGTGGATGGGTGTATGTTATAGTTCCTGAGCTTAGTAACGTTGCTAAATACGAAGGCACTTCAACTCCATTTAGATATAAAAGTAGATTTGTACCACCATTAACACATACGGCACTTATAAACGCCCATTGATTTAATGTAAGTAGATTATTAGCCGAAATCCTATAAGCTTGGTCAGCACCTATAGATATAAAAAATCCGTTAGTTCCACCACCACCAGCAACACTAAAAAGCCAGCCATTTCTAGACGAGTAGTTCATAGAATTTGCCACTACAGTTCTTCTAGTTCCTCCTAAAATTGTAGGAAATATCCAAGCCGATACTGTAAAATTCTGTCCAGTATTTATGCTTGAGGTTAGAGAGACTCTATCGTCAATCCCATCAAAGACAATACTTCCATTATTATTTGAATTAAAAGTTGGTCCATTTACCAATGTTAGATTATTTCCACCACTAGATAAATCATTCCAAGTAGTTGAACCACTGATGTATGATTTTGGGTTAGCTATGTCTGAATAGAATGCTAATTGATTTGTGACTATATTTCCACCACCTTCTACGGTACTCATATCATTTCCTCATTTGATGACCATTCAGGTTGAGATAAAATTACCAATATTTCTGTATAGGTATATGGTCCTTCTTTAGTTGTTAAACTATCAACTGATGTTGGTATTATTTCACCATCCCATTTAACAAATGTTTTGGTTTGGTCTATTGATTTTCTTACTGTATCTTGTGATGTTTCTAATACTTGAGTAAAATCAATATTAGGTAATTCTGATACATTGAATATCATAAAGTTTCTTGTTTCGTAAATTGTAATTTCTTCCATTATAAAAATCTTGATTTTAATGCGTTATAATTTTGTAATACTTCAGTACTCGTTAATGCTTTATTATAAACTTTTATAGAATATAAACTACCAACTATTGGTCTATATGTGCTATCCCTAAAATCACCAAAAGAAGTTGTTGTTGATAATGGTTGTATTATACTAACCTTTAAAGTTGATACTTTTTCAACACCATTAACATAAGCTTTTTGAGTACTACCATCCCAAGTTAAAACAATTTGATAAACAGTGTTACTATCAGCTATAATACCAGTACCCATATTTGCAAACACGCCATCAAATACCGCAAATATTTCGTTAGTTTGTAATGTAGAACCAGCATATCCAATACACATATAAGAACCAGCTACACTAGTTGGGGGTGTGAGATTGCCATTATTATGTAATATATAACCAAAACCACCATTAGCAGTTGGTGACGGTATTGCCTTAACCCAAACTTCATATGTTTGATTTGATGTTGAGGTAATTGGTGTTGTAAATACCCCTCTATCATCAATACCATCAAAAACAATTCCACCTCCATTATTAGAACTAAATGTTGGATTATTTATTAATGTTCCATTTACATTTTCGCCATTAATGTTATTCCAAACACTACCAACTCTATTATAGGAATCTAATTTACCAGCATCTAAATCTAAAACTAAACCATCTTTAACTATACCCCCTAAATATGATATTCTTCCAGCCATTATATAAATCTCGATTTTGTTGCGTTATAGTTTTGTAGGACTTCAGTCGCACTTAATTCTCTACTATATGTTTTCACCATAGCAATTTCACCTAAATACCAAAAAGTATTATTATATCTTTGACCTAATCTCCAACGACCTACCCAGCTTCCAATACTAATTGTTTCATCATATGTATTGGTTAGTAAACCATTAACATAAATTTTGATATTCAAATTATTAATAGAAACCGTTACCATAGACCAAACACCAATAGGAACA